GTTTCTCCCTCCCTTCATCGCCACCTGCATCTGTCGGGAGGGGTTGAAATCAAGGGTGCAGAAGGTGTTCTGGCCGGTCATCCTCTCCCAGAAGACGTGCTTCTTGGGGAGGTCTAGCGCTTTCCCCAGGCGGTTGAAGGTCTCAGCGAGGGAGAAGAGGAAGCTCTTCGACCCTAGAAGGGCGTAGTCCTTCAGGGAGAGGGTGGAAAGGTGGATGTGGTACCCACAGGTGCGGTTGGTGCGGTTAGGCGGATCCGCGTTCGGCCAGTGGGAGGTCAGCCAGTCCTGCCATTTCCCTGTTTCGTAGTCTAGGGGCTCCGAGACTACTTCCCCGATGTGTACAGCCTGGATGGGTTTAGCCCCATGGAGAGTCTGCCCATTGATCGAGCCCTCCCGGATGAGGGAGATGTCAGGGAAAGGGGAAACTCCAGGCTTCCCGCCCCAGCCCCCTTCGATCTCAAAGCCAACCTTGTCGATTCTCCTAGGCATCCTCGTCCTCCGGCTGCAGCGCGTCATCCTCGATGTCTGGATGGGTCTCCTCTACAGGATATTCCTCCTCCTCCTCCTCTGGCTCCACGTCCTCCACCGCAAGGGAGAGGCTCAACTTCACCTTCCTCACCTTGGTGAGGTAGAAATCCCGCAGGGCGGTGGAAGCCTCGTGGAAGAAGTCCTCCAAGTTGTTCGGCGTCATCGGCTCGGGGAGTAGGATGTTTAGAGAACCTGTTTTCAGGAACTCCGAGTCGAAGAGCCAGATCATGTTGATCCGGTTCCCATCCTCGTTGAAGTAGCCATGTCCCGCGCCGAGCCACAAGCCACGGGTGATTTCGGATCTGGTAGGCACGTAGAAGACCCTTCCAGTCCATATCCCACCACCGCGGTGAGTGGTGGTGGTGGACTGCTTGGAAAGGAAAGAAGCCAGAATGGGGGAAACCAGCTGCAGCCTTAGACCCGCGTCCTCCATTTCTACCGAGAAGTGGGGGACAAACTCTTGCTTCTTGCTCAGCTCAACTGAGGTTGTGGAGATGATCTTCACTTCTCCCTCCACACTGCCACTCCGGAAGAGTCAGGGGGAACCTGGGGGTAACCATAAGCCTCCGGGAAGGCCCAGAAGATGAACCCGTCCTGGTGCTCAACTTGCTTGTAGCCTGCGAGTTTCTCCATCCTGTCCAGCCAGGTGAAGGTGGTAGGATCCACCTCGTAGAGTTCTAGGCTGACGAGATCCTTCGGAGAGCCCTCCACCACTGCGGGATAGGCTCCCAGTGAGTGGAGGGTGTAACCCCGGAGGATGGCCTTACCTTGTGGGTTTGCCTCCCCCAGCAAGTAGTGGTTGTAAAAACCCTTCTTCAGGGAACCGTAAACTCCGATCTTTCTCATCTCTCACCTCCGGTGAGACGCTCTAGCACACTTGGAGTGTTCTCCGCGTCTTCCTGAATCACCCACTCCTCTTCCCCATCCCCGAGGTTGAGCAGCTCAAGAGTCATGGTCTTGGACACGGGGAAAACCTTCTTCCCCTTACTCATCCGCTTGATGCGGTTAGCGATCAGCCAATTGAGGAGATCCGCCTCGTGCTTGGGACAGAGAGCGAACCAGGTCTCGGAGAAGTTGATGACGAGGAAGTAGTCTGTCTTGTTCCAGAGCTTGTCGGTTTCCTCGGTGCAAGCGTCGCACTTTCCAGTTGCATCCCGGCTTAGTCGGCAAACAACCATCTCCTCGAAGGAGGGGAGCTTAGAGTTTTGCATTCCGAACCACCCCAGTGAACTCTGAGTAGTTAGAGTAGTGCTGCCACCCGTAGTGGCCCTCAGGGACAGCGGGGTCCATGAGAGCGAAGGTGTTCAACTTCCCCATCTTCCGCCACTCTCTCAGCCCAGCCCAGATCTTCAGCGTATCGGGCTTGGAGGCACTATAGGTAGTAAGTGCATTGCTGTCTTGAAATGGGTACAGCTTCGCCCCAACCTCCAGCATCTTCTTCAGGGCCACCTCATCCCCGAGGTTGATCGCCGCTTGGATATCCGGCTCCCACGCGGGATCCCACTTCTCGATGAGAGCCTCGGTGATGGAGGTAGTTCCCAAGATGTACTTCCAGATCCCGGTGAACAGGGAGAAGGTCATGGGGTGGTTCCAGAGGCGAGAAGAGAGCGCCCGGTACTCCAGGCCTTGATGTCCTGAGGGATAAATCTGCCGCCTGAACTCCCCAGCAGTACCGTAAAGAGTTCTCCGCTTGAACTCCAGCTCATCCCCGAAGACATAGGTAAAGGGAACCCCGATAAGCAGATCAGCCACCTTGATGAAGGGTGCCCAGAGGTGAGCAGGAATAGCCACAGACCGCCCTGTAGCTCGGGCCACGAAGCTCATGTGCAGGTGTGCCCCAGAGGTGCGGAAGGGGAGCTTGAGGGGATCAACTCCTCTCAGGCTCTTGACCGTCCCGGTGTAGGCATCCTGAGTGGGAGAGCAGCCGAGCACTTTCAGGTCCGGAGGGAAGTTCTTCACAAGCTCTCTCGTGACGCGCATCACTGGCTTGGTGGTGAATCTGACCCCCCCGGGAAGTCTCCAGCTCGCCATGTTGGTGGCCACCACCTGATCGTTCCAGAGAAACCCCCGGCAGGTTTCGGGAACCCCGTTGAACTCCACCGCGAGGCCGTCTCGGAAAACCTTCATCTGGGAATGCGCTGCGGGGACGCGACGAAGCCAGTCTCTGCGCTCACTGGGGAGGTTCTCAGGGAAGGGCAAGTACCTAGGCCCATTATCGTAATCCGTTCTGGACAAGTACCTAACCGGCTCCTCCTCCTTCTGCTTGAAGAACTCGTAGGAAGGAACCACCCTTCCCCGGGGGGTTTCGAGGAAGAACTCGGTGTCATGTCCGATCTTACTCATGTACAACTTATCCCACTCAGACGGAACCGACTTAGTGCTCATATGCTTTTTCCTTTCGAAAGAGGCTAACCTCTCTACGCACATGCTTAGAAGGCTCAGCGTAGTTGTACGGGTACCAGTCAGCTGGTACTCCTGCTTCTTTGAGAAGACGGGTTAGGTTTTCCCCCCAGTTCTCAACAGAGGCATTCACCACCACTGCTTCGATTTTTCCTCGTTTAAACGCGTCAATCAGGGTCTCGGCTGTGGTGGAGATGTGGTCCACTCCAGGGGTTCCCCACACGGGACCAGAGATGAGGACCACATTCCAAGAGGACTGTAGCTTGGAGTGAAACTCAGGCCAGGTCCGGGTGATACACAGGCGAGAGGGGTGGCCCTTTAGCCTGTAAGAGTTACTCCTGGCGATATAGGAGTCGGCTACTAGCACACAAAAGCAGGGGTCAGTCGAATCAGTCAAAGTCATAGATGTCTGGATAGGGGTCTCGCTTGGCTGCTTCGACGGCTTTGTGCCTCCGGATAGCAAACTCCAAGGTGGAATCCATCTTCGCAAGGATTTCCTCCCGCTCTTCACTTTCACTCAAGAGAGTGAGCCATGGGTAGGTTTGCTTTCGACAAAGCTTCTTAAGGGTCAGCTGAAGCTTTGATTCTCCCCATTGGAGAATCCCCAACTCCCCACGCAGGGAGTTGAGTTCGGGGAGAGGGAGTTGATGTAGTTTTTCGGTCATGACATGGGTTACTCCTTTCTACAAGCGGCCGGTGTCGGTGGTCATCGGCGAAGCCTCTTGATTGATGGCAGGCTCGGCGGCTCTGGATGGGAGTAGTCCTCCACGCCCAAGCCCTCCAGTTCCGCAACGCGCTGGCGCAGCTCACGAATGATCTTGGTCACGACATCCGGCAGCGAGTCGTCGGCGCTCTCTGGAGCCTCGCCGATGGCTTCGTGGACTCGTGCGAGAAGCTGGCGCAGGCGCTCGACCTCGGCCTCTAACCGGTCCTCATACACCTCGCCCTCGGCGTGGCTCTGCAACGTGAGGCACAGGACGCACCCGCCGTAGCTGTCGTCCAGGCTGGCGGGGTGACCGCACGGAAGCTTTCGGCGCAGGCGCTCGTGGGAGGCGAGCAGGGCGCGGATGGCCGTTCGGCACTCGCGCATCGCGCCGAGGTAGCAATCGCACTGGCTCTCCGAAAGCGCGGCGCACGCGTCCTGTTCCGGGTCTGTGTCGCCGCAACCGCACTCCGCGTAGATGTGCTGCAGCGCCGGACAGTCCTCGTAATGGTCAGCCCCGTCCCAATCGTCCACTCGGCTCGCGGCAGCCTTGGCCTGCTCCACGTCGGGCTCGCTCACTTGAGCACCTCGTGGGCCTTGGCGAGCACGCGGCGTGCATGACGAGCGTTACGATCCGAATAGGCCCCCGTATTGCAATCGTCCAGCATGGCTTGCAGCGCCTCGACCGCCTCCCGGTAGAGCGCGGCGAGGGCGAGGAAGTCCTTCGTGGCTTGCAAGCATGCCGAACTTGAGGGAACCAGGTTCCGCGCCAGCTTCTCGGCCTCGTCCAGATTCAGGCTCATTAGTTACCTCCTGGCCAATTAAGCCGATCACATTGCTTCCAGACGGGAGAAACATGTGTAGGATCCGGCGCATGACCATCTAGCATCTCGAAGTGATGGATCAGCTCGTGGCTGACAGCAGGACGCCACACCTGAACGCGCACCTGAAGCTTCCCAGGCATTTGGCAACCATTGGCAAGAATGGAGCCGCAGTAGAAGGGACCTTTCATGGTCTCGATCTCTAACTCGCCTAGAAGGGTTCGGTGTGGTTTGACACAGTTCGCTTGGATGAGGAACTCCTCATGCGCCCAAGCTTGATCCTCGGAGGAGACACTCACTCCGGTGAACTTGAGAGTCCATGTGTCAGGGGAAGTGGGGGAACTACAGGAAGGGAGGAAAAGGAGGGAAAGGGAAAGGGAAAGGCTAGTCCTTCGGAGACTTCGGGGGAGCATAGTCGTTCAGCAACTTCACCAGGGCATTCCCCGCTTCCCTCGCCTTGAAGTAGCTCCTGATGGAAAGGAAAAGAGCGAGGGCTCCGTCGAAGAGGCGGAAGAGCAGCCAGATGGTGAGAAGCTGGACGAAGGTGTGGGTGGAGTCGAGAAGTCGGGTAAGGTTCGGGTCCATTTAGTACTCCCTCTCCGAAAAGAACTTCCCATCCGCGATGGCGTCACGGTCACTTTCCTGCAAGCCGAGCCGCTCCGCCTCGTCCCGGGTCTTGTAGAAGCCGATGTCTCCCGCACACTGGCAACCATGTCCGGTGGTGTCCTCGGAGTTGTAGATGGTAGCGAAGCCATCGGTCAGTTCCACCAGAGCAGTGGTGGTCTGCTCAGGACCCCAGCCGGTTGAGCGGGAGAAGTAGAGCAGCTTGACCGCTTCCCGCTTCACCCGGTCCACATCCTCCTGGGGAACGTGCTGGCAGTAGCCCCCCAAGCCATCCAACGCGAGGTCGAGGTACTTCTGAAGCTCTCGTTCCTCGCTAAGAACCAGGATGACTTCCCTAAGATGCCCTCGGATCACTTCCTTCGTCGCTCCACTCAACTTTACGGAGTTCGGCTTGGACGGAGTGGACTGCAAAGTATTTGACAAGGCGACTTGCCTCCTCGAAAGAGAGGAAAGAAGAAGAGACATTCTAGTTCTCCTTTAGTCCAGGGCTGCCCAACATGTCGCTAGGAGGCCATAGACAAAACTAGAAACAAAGGACCAAAGAGTGATGAGGGGACGAAGTTCAGGAGAAACTAGCCTAGCCAGCATCCCATTGAACAACACCAGCCCCACCAGACCCAGTACTGCCAGAGCTATGCGTTTGAGGTTCATGTTTTTCTTCCTTTCCGCACGCTTCGCGTGCGAGCCTGATCGTCAGAGTGGAGAGGCTATCCTCCACTAAGGGGCGAGGGGGCCCCTTTCACTTAGTTACGGATGCACGTATTCCTGCGAAGTGAAGACAGTCACACCGTTACGCTTGATGCGGAAACGCCAACGGTTCCAGTCGTGCTGCTCTTCGTGAACGGTCTTGTCGTTCTGCCTGCCGCACTCAAGGGTCTTGTCGGTGTAGTCCTTAAGTGTCCAGTTGTCGTTCGAGTGTGCTCGGGCTTCCAGAATCAGCTCCCAGTGGCCTGCGTTGAAGAACCTCACGTTGACGTTCATAGAGTTGATGCCGTTCTTGTCAGAACCCGTGGTGTCCCACGAGATCTCGACACTCTGAACCAAGAAGTTGGGCGGGTTCAGGTCCTCACAGGTGGGAACGTAGCAGTCCTTCGTCTCCTTCTGCGTGTCGGTGTAGGTGTCCGTCTGCGTCTCCGTCTCGGTTCTCAGCTTGGTCTTGACGATCTCGCCAGAGCACTCGAACTTCTCCACCTTGAAGAGGTCCCGCGAGCGCGTCCGCGTGCGCGTCTTGGTGCGGGTGCGCGTGCGCTCACCGCAGTCCTGCTGGCTCCAGGCGCTCCAAGGACCGTACTCGGAGTAGGGGCTGTACTCGCTCCAAGGAGTGTACTCGCTCCAGTTTCCCGCCTCGGACTCGTTCACGAGAACCTTCTTGCTGCTCTCGATGAACCCGGGGTTGTCGTAGACCTCCGCCGCCAGCACGTTGTTCCAGTTGAAGTTGCGGCAGTCCTTCTCCTGCGTGAGGTCCACCTGAATCTGCTTGTACTGACACGCTGCGGTCTTCGGTGCCTGACCAGAGAAGGTGTCCTTGTTCTGGCGAATCCCCTGATCCTCGTAGAGGTTCGTCCCCGCCCCCTGCTCACCACCGGGGAGAACGCCGAAAGCCGCCGCGCAGTAGAACTGCGGGATCCCCGTCGTGTTGGTGACGGAGTAGAAGCCACCCTTCACCTTCGCGTCGTGCTGGGGGGCGGTAGGTGGATCGTTCACCGGCTGGGGAGTGGGAGTCGCAGCCGCCACAGGCGCAGGGGCCGGAGCCTCATTCACGGGCTCGTTGGTGGTCGTCAGGTTGTCTCCCCCACACGCCACGAGGACGGCGAGCATCAGCCCGCTCAGAAACTTCTTGAGATGCATTTCTTTCCCTTTCCACGAGCGCCGCGGGCGCTCGGTCAAGACGTCTTGCTTCCTCTGCCTTCATCAGGCGGGTTCAGAGGAAAGTTGAAGGTTTAAACCCGCAACGCGGAGCAAGCTCCGCGTTTCTGGCTAGACGCTCCGCGCTAGACGATCAGCCCCGCTCGGAAGAGCCTCAGCTGGTACGCCTTGAGTGCCACCATGGTGGTGGCACGTTGGACCGCCTCATGCTGGGAGGCGAAGAAGCCCACCCCGGTGGTGAAAAAGCCCTTCAGTCCCTTCTTCGCTTCCTTCTCCTTCGAGCCTTCTCGGTCTTTGATCTCAAGGCCGGAGCACTGGGCGGAGAGCCCCGCAGGGTAGACGTAGCTCGTGCCCTTAGGCTTAAGTGTTCTCATTCACTCAACCTTCCCCTTTCCATCAAGGATTGCTTGCCTTTCCTTCCGGAGCCAATAGCGTAGCGTGTCTTGGCTCACGAACTGCTCCGCTTCGGGAATGGCACTAAGCCATTCGAGGAGGAGGGCCTTTAGCCGGTTCATGCCCCCACCTCCCGGTCTTGGTCCACAGCGGAGAGGCAGATCACCACTTGCTCGTCGAAAGTGGGGAGGTAGCCCTTCTCCTCCACGTGCTCCCGAGTGCTTTTGACCAGCTGGTCCACCAACCCGATGTAGTCGTCCACGAAGAAGGAGGGGTAGTGAGTTTCCGTGAAGGTCTGGGCCAGCTCCACCCAGTAGCTCCAGAGCCTCGGGACATCCCTCCCCTTCTCAGGAGAGTAGAGAAACACGTACTCCCCGTTTTCATGCGCTGAGGAGGCTAGGGCGGAGACGAGGAAAAGGGTTTCTTCTTCTTCCCGCTTCTTGTCACTCGGCATGGGGCTACTTGCTCCCCCCATGAGCCTTCACGATCTCTCCGATGGTGGCCCGGCAGTTCTTCAGCATCCACTTGGCGCGCCGCTCCGCGAGCAAAAAGCTCACCTTGGTGCGGATCTCGTGCTCCTTCGGGGGGCGGTTCAGCTCCTTGGCTAGGGAGGTGATGGCCTCCACCCGGGTGCGCTCCCGCTTCTCCTTCTTCCTCGCTTGCTCCATGTTCCAGCGGGTGAGGTTCTTCTGAATGGTCGGGTCGATGTCCATAAAGTTCTCCATTTAAAGGGTTTACTTCTGCACGGCAGGGTGCCTAGATCGAGGGCACAAAAAAAGAGCGGCCTAGGGCCGCTCCTTCTTTTTGCTTTCGAGCTTTTAGAACCGATCCCCTGCGCTCTGGCTCTCGTAGTGGTGCTCCTCGGGGTTGGTGCAGAAGAACGCGCGATGGAAGATCCCTTGCAGCAGGATCAAGCCAATCAGAACGAAGACCGCAACGACCGCACGATCCGGCCCAGCTTCTTGCTTAGCCATATCAGCACGTTCCTCTCATGAGTCTTCGGCTCGGCGGGGTAGTACCTCACCTTCCCTAGCCAAGCGGGAGGAGTGTTGGGGTTCAGCACGGTGTCACCTCCAAGAGCTTTCTTCCAAAAGCCTTCGCTTCCTCATGGGACTCAAAGTAGACATCCACCTTGTTTCCCTTGATGGCGCTGCCCGTGTCCTCGACTACACGCTCTCCCACGCCGGCGATAGCCAAGCAGGTGCCGAATGGGAAAACGGTGGTGTCCGCTGCGAGGGTAAAGCCCTCGGTAGCGGGAGAGCCGGAAGCGGTGAATCCGTCACTCCACTTCCCACAGCAGACCGGGCAGCCGCAGTAGGCGGTAGCCTCGACATGCTCAGGTGGTCCCAACGGGACCACCAGAGTTGGAGGATTAAAGAGGCTACTTCTCCTCCACTCCTTGGTAGCTGGTAGTGCCGAAAAGTAAAGGTCTGTCCATGCTGCGGCACTACCGAGTACACTCCCGGCAAGCGCGACGCCTGCTAGGGTTCGGTAGTGTGGCTTCATGTTCGCTCCTTTCTACTCTTTACACGCGTTGTGCGTAGGCTTCCGGAGAAGTGCTGGCTCCCCGAACTTCACCTCGATGTGCTGCTCCTCGGACTGCTCGAACGCTCGGAGTCCGCTCGGAGTGTCGAAGGAGATCACTCCATGTTGGACTTCCACGGTGGAAGCGTAGAAAAGCTCCTCGCTCCCATCGGCTCTGAGAACTTTCACTTTCAGCATAGCAAGTTTCCCTCCTTTCTTCTTGACTCAACTAGCAAGCCATGTTTGGGTCCATGTTCGCTAGCTCAGGCAAAAAGAAAAAGCGGCCGGGGGGCTTGCGCCCCCCGAACCGCTGGGCAGACCGGCCTAGTCTTTGACTAGGCGCGCTGTCGGTTTTACGCCGCGACCGTCTGAGCCTGCTGCGCCGCGCGCTGCGCGGTGTAGGCCGTGAAGTAGAGCGCCTCCATGCGGCCCAGCACGCCATCCTTCTCGGGGATGCTCGCGCCGTTCGAGAGGAGGATGGAGACCTTCTCCAGATCCTCCTTGAACAGCGCCTCGGTGACGCTCGGGTGCTCGGGGTCGTACACGCTCACCCGCGCTTCGATGGAGCCGAGGGCGGCCGGGAGAACGATCTTGATGAACGCCTTGCTCGCGGGCTTGGGCTTCTCGGTGCCCTCGAAAACCTCGGGGGTGAGCGCCGCCACGGCGGCGAGCAGTTCCTTGGTTCCCGGGATCTCCAGACTCAGGGTGTTGCGGCTACCCTTGCCCACCTCGGCCTTGCTGAAGCCGAGAGAGGCAACCCACGCCGTCCGGGCCTTGACGTGGCGCTGGAACTTGGGCTTCTCCGGGGTGGAGTCACCGCGCGGCGTCGGCGGGAAGACGTAGGTGCTCACGTGGTCGAAGAGGTAGGCGAAGACCGTGTCTTCGGGTCTCCGACCCTTCATGGTGCTCGTCACGTAGACAGGGCCATCGGCCGTCGGCTCAATCTTGGACGAGGTGAAGGCCAGCTGATCGAGGTTGTACGCCGTGCGGTTGCCGCTGCGAACGAATCCCCGCTGCTCGGCGAACAGAGCGGCGAAAGCCGCTTCGACCTTGGGGCGGATCTCGGCGGGCAGGACCGTCAGCAGCCACGTGGTGATGCGAGCGGCCACAGGCTTCGAGCGGTCGAGTCCGGCGAGATCCTGCGTCTCGGGGTGCTTCGGCTCCTCGGTCGTGTTCTTCTTGGACATTTTGGTCCAGTCTCCTTAGCTTTCCTGACGGGGGCGCGGGGAAATTCCCGCTATCCTCAGGTCTGCTTGGTTAGAGTTGCTCGTTTAACAAGTCAACTCTGGAAGGGGCTAGGCTCGGAAGCCTAGCCCTATCCGGAGCCTACTTGCTCGGGATGATCCGGAACCAACGACCGCCACCGACAGGCACGACGTAGACTCGAATGGTCGCTGCTTTCCTCTCATCGAGTAGCTGCTGCTGCCCGGAACGCTTCGGGATGAGGTGCTTCGGGGTGCGGCGCATTACATCCCGAACGCGGTAGCCACGGCCGCGCGATACTCGTCCGAGAACTGGTCGCCCGTCATCACGTCCACGAACCACGCGCGCGCGACCGCCTCTCCGTGCTTCGTCATGATATAGGCGATGTGCTGCGCTGCAAGGCGAAACATGATCAGATCCATCGTTAAAGCTCCTTGTTTAGACGGGCAACTTTGAGGGGAGAGCCGGGGAGCCTAGGTGCTCCTAAGCTTCCCTCCCTTCACCCTATGCTGGGGAATCCGACACCCCCGGGGGTGGCAGACGTTACTTTAAGTAACGGCAGGGAACTTGCAACTTGCAAGACTCCCGCCAAGCTAACCCCCGCAGAATCAAGTGTTTAACCCCCTGAATATAATGCGCGCAAAGTTTGCATACAAGTGGCTCAGGTTGTCCGAAGGCAGCCAGCCTTGGGAGGGGTAGGGGGTGGGCCTCCTACGGCTACAAATTTTTTCCAAATTTTTTGTTTCCAATCTTTAAAGGGGCGGGATCCACCAGGTTCAAAGCGCATTTTTTGCGTGTCAAGCACCCTTTCCATTTAATTCTGGGCATTTTCAGCCCTCTAAACCTCTCCGGTCGGGGCAGGCGGCCCACCCACCCACGCCATACGCGCCAACGGGCGCGTATGCGGCCCAGGGGGCATTTAAAAGGGAGTCTCCAGGGTGGAAAGCGGGAGCGACCGTCCGGAGACATCCTTTCGGGGGCTACCAAGCCCCCGAGTCTCCAGGGAGCAGGAAGCTAGAAGTCAGGAAATTAAAGGTCTTTCTTCTTCAGCTCACCACCTATATTCTTTATAGAGGCTGAAAAAGTGAAATTTCTCCCCATAAACCCTTTAAATCTCCTCACTTCCCGTCTTCAGCCACCTCTGGAAACACTACCTGAAGAAAGTCAAGTCACCAACCTGAAAACTAAGCCCTTGACTTTGGGACCAAGGGGGTTTAAACTCTTTTCTGCCGGGGGTTTGGGCGGGCTCCTCCTCTCCTCCTCCTGTCCTCTCCCGGCGCTAACCCCCTTTCTTCTACGATACTTAGGAGGGAAAGTGGCTTTTTGGACTAAACCGAAAAAAGCGGACCCACTAGAGCGGATCGCATCCAGCTTGGAGGCCCTAGCCAACCTCTATGCCTTGGATCTCCACTCTAGGGGCGTGTCCACGAGCACTGGACAAGAGGTAGGAGAGGTTCTCCTAACTGATGAAGAGGAGCTAGCGGCGAAGGAATTACATGATGAGCTTAGAAAACTCTACGGACTCCCAGAACATCACGACTTCACCGTCCCAGGGCCAGCCGTCCCCGGAGGGGACGGTAGTGGTAAAGCGGGGACGTGGCCGACCCAGGAAGTCAGCCCCTCCGCCGGAGGAGAAGGTCCTCCGCCCCTCTTCGGAGCAAGTTGGGGATTTGGGCTTGGACCTGAAGGCGCGGAGAGCGTTGAACCGGGAATTGACCCGGCGTGGATTGAACGACTCGGACCTCCCAGTTCCCCTTTCGGACCATATAATTCGAAGAAGCAGGAAGGGGAAGGCGGGGCAGATAGTGGTGAGGAACCTGAGCGGGGTGCAGAATAGCTCAGCGGCACAGCTAGCGAGGAAGCTGGAGAACGAGATCAGTCCGGACAGGGAGGATCTCTTGGAGAAGCTGGAGGCTTCTGGTACCACCAACCAAGCCATCAGGAAAGTTGCGGGGCTGCTAGAACTCCGGAAGGACTTCTCCCTAGCTCGGTGCGTCGCGGAAGCCGGGGCGGACGTGGCAGGGGTGCTGGATGCCTACACAAAAGGCGCGCTCGCCCTTCGGAAGACAGAAACCGTTCTGGAAATCTATCGCCAGATGCCCCACCTGGTGAGGGACCTCGCTCGGCATGCTATCGACCAGGAGCAGGACTGCGAAGTGTGCTTGGGGGTTGGGAAGGTGACAGCCGTCGCCAAGGGAACCAGCCTGACTAAGAGCTGCCCTAGGTGCAAGGGGAGCGGGAAGACCCTCTCTACCTCCGAGCACAAGGCGATGGCGGTGAAGGAGCTGCTGGAAATCTCCGAGATCAAACCTAAGAAGACCGGGCTGGCGCTGAACGTCAACCAGGGAGTGCAGGTGAATGTGCCGGGAGGGGGAGGAGACCTTCTAGCTAGGATGTCTAAGGCCGCGGATGAGGTGCTCTATCACCAGAGTCCCGGGGCGACCGGCGGACCCATAGATGCGGAAGTGGTCGAGGTGGAGGAGTAATGTACCACCCGAAGATAGTGGAGGCCGCTAGGCTGAAGCTGGAGAACCACTTCAAGATGGAGCTTCCCTACTGGACCTACCCGCAGGTGCAGGACTTTAGCCATAGGCTGAAAGGGAGATTTGACGAGGAGGGAAAGCAGCTAGCCCCCCTCACTCCCGAGGAGCAGCACTTTATGCTTAGCTCACGCCTACTTGCGAAGGTGGACTTTAGGTTCTTCCTCACCCGCTTCTGCCTGATCCTAAGTGACGAAAAGCGGCTAGTCCCAGTGGTTCCCTGGCCGAGCCAAGAGAAGGTGCTGAAGGTCATGGCGGAGGAGGAACTCCGACAGGAGGGGTTCGGAGCAGCGAAGATCCCGATGGTTTTGCTCAAGTCCCGCCAGGTGGGAGGAACCGTCCTCGGGGAAGCCCTGGTTGCTCACATGGTCTTCCTGAACCCCAACACCCAGGGGCTGATAGCTTCTGACCACCCGGACACCAGCCTCAACCTCTACCATGTGCTCACCAGGATGTATGACTCCATGCCCTCCTGGTTTCGCCCCAAGGCTGAGGGAAGGGTTAAGGGAACCCACCTCCACTTCCACGAGCTAGACTCGGACGTACTAGTTGGTGCGGGAAACCAGCGGACCACCATGGGTCAGGGTATGAACATCGACATCTGCCACCTGACCGAGCTTAGCACCTGGGAGTTCCCGAGCTACATAGACGAAGACCTCATGCCGGCCTTCACCTCTAGCCGGAAGCACCACTCAGTCATCCTGATGGAAAGCACAGGTGCTGGTGCTAAGGGCAACTGGTTCTACGAGCACTTCATGGCGGCGTGGAAGAAGCAGACAAGCTTCAAGGCCCTTTTCGCAGCTTGGTACCTGAGACCTAACAACAGGCTAAACTCGGGGGGTTTTGACTTCCTCCCCCACACCCTCCAGATGGCGGAACGGGTCAAGAAGGAAACCGGGGAGGAGCTAGACCGAGAGCAACTAGCCTTCTACCAGCTTACCCGGAGAGACTTCGAAGCCAAGGGAGACCTGGAGAAGTTCTACCAGGAGTACCCTAGCACAGTCGAGGAAGCCTTCCAGACAGGGGTAAAGAGCTGCTTCAGCATAGAGTTAAGGGCGAAGCTGAGGGATTCCGTCCGGCAGCCGGTCTTCGTAGGTGAGGTCAACCTCGCCACCCAGAAGCTGATCAAGGTGGATGTGGAGGATTACAAGAAGTCCGAGGATCCCTTCAAGAGCTTCAATAGATTGGTGATCTGGGAACTCCCTAAGCCTGGGAACCTTTACGTGACTAGTGTGGATGCCTCCCATGGGCTGGCTCAGGACAACGCGGCGATAGAAGTAGTACGGGTCGGGAACAGGAGGAAGCAGGATGAGCAAGTGGCTGAGTGGGCGGGGAACCTTCCCCCAGGGGATCTCGCGGTTGTGGCAGCGGTTATCGGACGCATTTACCGCGATAAAGGCAGCGATCTCGATAGCCTTATGGCTGTGGAGAGTAATCCCGGTTCTCCGGGAACTACGACTCAGTTGGTCCTTCAGCAGCTGGGATACAACAACCTATATATCGACCACAATCCACACTCAACGCGTGGCAGCTACAAAGACCGATATGGTTGGTGGACAACCACTGGGACCCGCCCGCTTCTCATCAACACCCTATTAGAGTACCTGGGGAAGGGGGATGTGCTGATCAACTCACCAGATCTCATCCAGGAGATGGGAAGCTTTGTCCGGACCCAGACCCCTTCCGGCCGAATCCACATAGCCGCCTTTGACGGCTACACCGACGACCGCCTCATCGCCCTCGGGATAGCTCTCTTCGTAGCCCACGAGGATGACGTGGTGAACATGGCGGAGGAGAGAAGGAAGCACGGGGAGGCGAAGGCCCGCCAAGGGACAGGGCTTCGCCCTGTCCAGCAGATCCGTGATCTCGCCGCTACCATGGGGCATGATGACACGGTAGAGGGGCTGTACCAAAAAGCTCTTGACAGCGCTGTTGACTTCTCTCCCACGGGGAATTAGAATAGGAGACCTTATGATTGTTAGCCTTAAGATCAGTGATGAGTTGTATGAGAAGTACGCGAAGAGGAATCCGGAGGACCCTAGGGCCGCCCTGGCAGAGGCGCTAGCGGCCTTCCAGGATCTCGAACCAGGAATCCCTCGCCTAGTGGTGGAGAATCCGGAACTTCGCCGGCTCAAGGAACTCTCGCAAGAGGATCTGAGCACTCCTGGGAAACTAGTCAGCTGGGCAGAGAAGAATGCGAAGGTTGGGATGGGAGGAGTTGAGGTTGAACTCTCCCTAGGAGTTAGGCAGCGCCTTGCGGCTCAGGCAGAATTTATGAAGGAGCCCTACCAGGAGTTTGCTAAAAAGCAACTCGGAGGGGCCATTTCTAGGACCTTTGGAGTCTAACATGGATCAGCAGAACACCTCCTCTAACTATTATGTTCAGTGGAATGAGGGTCCTTGCCCAACTTGCGGAAGGTGTCCCACTTGTGGGAGGAGCGGTTATCAGACTACTCCTTACTATCCCACTTGGCCCACCTACCCCAGCTATCCTACCTACCCCCAAATTACGTGGACTCTAAGCTCCACGGCTCAGGAGAAAAGCTAATGGCATTTGTAGAAGAAGTCATGGAAAACAATGGGAAGCTCTATGGCCTCCACACTGGGAGAGAGTATGAGAAGGGCCAGACAGAGGAGAAGGGTTGCTGCAGGTGGAGCAAGCCTACCTACGGGGCTCCTGGAGAGATTGTACTAGAAATAGAGAGCGTGGGGCAGTCCACTCCCTCTGGTAACGGCTGCGGAAAGCGTTAAGCAGCGCCCATGATTGGAGCCGCGACTGACGTTTATGCTGGAACTCTACCGAGAGGTGGAGGAGCAGCCTCGATCTACTCGGATGCGGTAGCGCTGTGGAAGCTGGATGAAGCGAGTGGGACCAGGGTGGACTCCATTGGGTCGAATGATCTGACGGATAATAACACGGTCACATACCAGAACATGGGGCCGAGTGGGGTGGTTTCGGAGTATACTGCGGCCAATAGCGAGAGCCTATCTATTGGTTCACAAGTAATTCCAACCAATACGTCCTTCACAGTTTTGTTTTGGCTCTATATTCCAGTTGGCGCTCCAGGCAATAGAAATGTTTGGGTGACAAAGAATAACACTAATGACCAGCATGGGATTCAGTTAGAGGTTCTTAACGGGTCCAATCATAGAATCTGGAACAGGGCTGGTTGGGGCAGCCCAATTGAGGTTGGTGTACACACTGATAAGTGGATAATGATTGTATATCAGTATGATCACGCAACTACGTCATCTAGGGTAAAGGCTCTTGGTGTTGTAACGAATGATAATACCTACTCTGTTGACTCTGTGGCTGACCTTGGTGCGGCAACTTCATACTTCGGTATTGGTGGCGTCGCAGGTTCGTTCACTACTAGTAGAGTTGCACGATTTGGTGTATGGTCCGGTCTGCTGGCCGAGGATGTGATTACCTCAATCTACAATGGTGGATATGGGAAGTCGTATACAAGTCTAGCAGAGTCAGAGAAAACCAATTTAATCTCTTTCTGGAACCTAGACGAAGCCTCCGGCGACCGCGCAGACTCCCACGGCAGCAACACGCTCACCGACAACAACACGGTCACGAGCGCGACCAACTCCTACCCGGCCAACCTGCCGGGCACGGTGGCGAGTTTTGTGGCGGCGAATAGCGAGAGGCTAACAGTAGCCACTACGCTTCTAGCTGCCGATTCCGACTTCACGATGTCAGTGTGGGTGAATCAGGCAGACAACTCCACAATCAGGAGCTTCATCTCTGACACTAGTGGCGACGTGCTGTTGCGCGCCAACGCCACAGATGTTCAGTTTTACGCAAAGGGCGCAAGCCCGAGTACATCTCTGTCCGGGGTCGTGGAGGTCGGAGCGTGGGTGCTCTACATCATCACCTACGACCATGTGACAGACGCAATGGGGATCAGCAAGAACGGCGGGAGCGAAACTACCCAGAGCAGTGGTGGGGCGAACGGAGCCATAGACGGCACGATAAGCCTTGGTGTGTGGGGAGGTGGTGGCTATATGAACGGCCTGATGTCCAGCGTGGCTATCTGGCCCCGCGTCCTCACCGCCGACGAGCGTGCCGCCCTCTGGAACTCCGGCGATGGAGCACCCCTACCATGAACTGGCTAACTAGGCTAAAGAGATTGACCCTTTACGAACGGGAGGGTACAATAACGCAGGAAGTTATCCGCCCTGTCCGGGTGGATGGAAAGCCAGCGAAGCACCTGGAGCGGATGGAGGAAGAGCAAGTCCCCTGCATCCGGGAAGGGTGGTTTCGCCCGAAGGTGACTAGGAAGGGGTAAAGATGGGAAAGCTCGCCAAGATCCTAGGCTTTGAAGACCGGGAACCGGATCCCAAGCAGGAAGACGAGGACGCCCCTGCCTACCTCCACTCCGACACAAAGGTGAAGGTGGAGCAGGATAAGAGGGCTTTTCCGCTCCAACTCCTGCGGCACAGCAGCGGGAAGAAGCCTACCGACGTGGCGGAGTCCTGGGACGACGCGAAGATAGACCCGCCACCGGCTGGGTACGACTCCTGGGTAGACGTGTACGAGGGGCCGAGGGGGATCGGCTACGTGGTCAACTATGAGCTGGACAAGGCGGGGACCTTGTACCAGAAGCACATCAACTATGGGCCGGAAAAAGAGCGGGAGCAGGACTGGACGGAAGTGGTCCCCCTTGAAGAGCCCAAGGGAAGGAAGCAGTAATGGCGAGTGAGAATGGTTTCACCGAGTACAAGCAGTTGATCCTGGCCTCTATGGAGGAGCAGAAGGAGTTCAGGAAGGAAATGGAAAGACGCTTTGATGCCCTCCACACCGAGTTCATCGAGCTTAAAACCGAAGCCAAAGCAGCAAAGTACTTCGGGGGCGTTGCCCTCCCTGCTGTGGTGAGTCTAGGAGTTGCATGGGTTTCAAGAAAGTTTGGAGTCTAGCCCTGGTGGGCTTGCTAACCGGATGCGGTACCATGCACCCCTTCAGCGACATGCCGGGATCCAGCGGGAAGCTGGACACTACCCCCCGGGTGTTGGTCCTCAGGGGGCAAGCTCCGGAAGTCTGCCGAACCGACGAGAAGCCCTTCCAGCTGGTGTACTTTGTTCATCTCAACTTCATGAAGCCCCAAGCCCTATGGGTGGAGAATCTTGGGAAGGGAGAGGTGGAGCTGTTCGGAGACGCCTTTACGATCCGAGTCAACACAAGAGCGCGGCTGGGCTACTTGACCTACGTGGAGACGAAGTTCAGAACAGCCCAGCGAAGCTTCGCGATCACTACCATCGTGATGGACTGCAGAGGGGTAGCGAACGGTGTGTTTGCGGGAGACCCATGGAGTACATCGGCCAGGAGCGATAATGCGGACTACTGATTTATACTGGTTAGCCGGCCTCTTAGAAGGAGAAGGTTGTTTCACTGAATACAAAAAGGATCATACTCCTGTCTTGATGGTAGGCATGACGGACAAGGATGTAATTGACAGGGTAGCTAAGCTTCTTGGCATTAATTGGCATTACATGAGAGTTAAGGCAGGGCATAAACCTTGTTACTATGTAAGGCTAACGCATAGGAAGGCCATACAGTGGATGATGACCTTATACACCTTGCTAGGCAGCCGACGTCAGGCGCGGATACGCGAGATCATCACCAGTTGGAAACAACGTCAAAGCAAGTACGACAGCTATACTCGTTCAAAGGTAGCAGCCCGGCGGACACGAAATCAGCAGGGCCAGTTTGTATCTGCGGCGAATTGATGATCCAGCAGGGTGCATGTAAGTTGCTCTGCAGGAGCTGTGGGTGGCTCATAGGTTGCTCGGAGGGAGTCTAATGGACAAGTGCGAGAAGTGCGGGACGGAGATCCAGATAGGGATGTACCCGTTCTGCAAGGGAGCGGCTTCGGATCACGGCAGCTTTCGCCAGACCCACGGGGAGACTGTCAGCTACCCCTTCGTGACGAAGAACTTCAACGGGAAGCCCATAGAGGTTACCTCGGCGGCACATGAGCGCTCGCTCATGAAGCAATACGGTGTGGTCAAGCGGGATGATGTGGGGTTCATAGAGAAGGAATACCTTGGGTTCAACTACAAGACGGGGAAGCAAGAGTACAAGGAAGGGCGGGGAGTAGGTCTTCCCGGATGTTGGGTTTAGGCTATGTCTGAAGAACTACTACCAGTAGACGAGAGAGAAAAGGCGCTCCTAGCCTGGCTGCGGATCAAGTTCGGGGAGGGGATGACCCAGCTGAAAAAGGAGAGGGCCTGGGAGCAGATACCCAGCGCGATTCGGTATGTCGAGGGGAAGCAAGGCAGCGGGAAAACCAAGGCCCTAAGTAAGACCTCTGACAACCGGCTCAGGAAGCTCGCTTTCGAGGTCGCCGCCACCATGACGGACGTCCGCCCCATCTGGAACTACGAGACCATGGCGGAGGAGTACAAGAAGCAGGGGGACGTGCTGAACAAGCTAGCTAGAGCTTGGTGGCGGAACAACCGGGTAGACCGTAGGCTGGTGAGCATCCTCCTCTACGCAGCGGTGGGGGGGAGCGGGTATGGCTTGCTGACCTACAACGCGGACCTTCAGGGTGGGAAGGGAGACCTAGAGCTGATCCCCTTCGACCCTAGAGATGTGATCCCTGTGGATCCCACCTATTCCGACTCCATTCAAGACTGGCGGGGAGTAATCCTGAGACAGAAGCTTCCCCTAGAGACCATCCGTAGGATGTTCCCCACCAAGGCTCCGAAGCTCGCCGGGAAGGAAAGCTCCTGGGGACCGATAGACACCGGGGACCAAACCCCTACGGGGTTGATCTCTCCTCAGTGGGATGTCCTGGAGGGTAAGGCGGGGAAGCCTGGAACCCCAGGAATCGACATCATGCGGGGTTACCTGAAGGATGACTCCCTGAACCTCACCGAGCAGCCGGTTACCCTTGGGGAAGGGGATTGGGCATACACCGTCTACCCTATGGGTTCCACCCACCCCGACACCGGGGAGCTGGTGACCAAGGAGATGGCGAGACTTTACCCAAGGGGAAGGCTTATCATTTTCACACCGGAGTGTATTCTTAAGGACATCCCTAACCCCCATTGGCATGGACTCTTCCCGGTGATACGGTTCACCCTAGACCCCCTTCCTTGGAGTCTACTAGGAACCAGCATGATCGGGGACCTGATCCCTCTTCAGGACTCGCTAAACGAGGCGCTCCGTGGTGCGGATGACGGTCTAGCCCAGTGGGTCCGAAGGGCCATCGCCGCGGACAAGCGGGCCATGCCGAAGAGTGCGCTGGACTCCCTAGACGCCCGAGCGGCCGGCTACAAGCTCCACTATAACCCCGCAGCGGGGGAGCCCTTCAAGGTGATTGACGGGCCCAACCCTGCGGTGTTCAAGATCTTCCAGGATCAGATAGAGTTCCTGAAGCAGGAGATGGAGGACACTGGGGGGACTAGAGGGGTGACCCAGCTAGCCCAGATGGGCCAGATGCCCTCCGCGGACACCATGGAGCGGTACATGGAGGCGCTAAGCCCGCTACTCCGGCTAAGGAGTAGGAGCATGGAACTCAGCCTCTCAGAACTTGCCGAGATGCTAAAGGTGGGCTTCTTCCAGTGGTACACGACCAGTCGCAGGATCGAGCTGCTTGGTAAGGACGGGCTCACCCGGGAAGACTTCAACTATGACCCAGGGAACATGCTTCCTAACCCAGCTAAGGGTGACAAGCGGTCCCGGATGGACCGCACCCTGGAGCACCACAAGCTCTTCAGTTTCCAGGTGGCTCCTAACTCGTGGCTGAACGTAAGCCATACAACCCAGAAGATGTTCTACCTCCAGCTCTTCAGGGCAAACATGGTAGACCCCTGGACCATATGGGATACCTTCGACGTGCCTGACGCCGGGCCGATGCCGGCGGAAACAGTTCCGGAAAGGCTCGCCATCGCTAAGCGCCAGGGCCTGATGCAAGGTCCACCTCCTGAGATGGTGGCCATGCAGCTCCAGGCGCAGATGGCCCAGCTCCAGCAGCAGCTCATGCAGGTGCAGCAGATGATGGCGATGCCGCCTGGGGCACCGCCGGGACCTGGGGGACCAGGAGGTGGACCGCCTGGAGCGCCTCCGCCTGAGGGAGGGCCACCCGGCCCAAAAAGCCAGGGGGGGAGGCCACCTAGCGGAGCCGTTCCCCCACACTTTGAAACGAGAGATGGGGGCACAAGGCCTGTAGTTTCGGAAAGTAAGTAGTTGACAAACTGGGGGTAAGCAGCTAAGCTGTAATCCTCCGAAGGGAGAAGAAAATGGCAAAGAAGAGTGGAAGTGGGATCACCCACACACCGTTTAGTGATGCGGTCTGCAAGCCTAAGGGCGGGCTCTCAAGCCCTGCTCCGGCAAGCAAGAACGGAAAGAAGTAAGTCATGGCATCGCCGCTGGCCAACAACTTGAAGATGGGGGGTCCGCCGCCAGGAGGCACACCTCAGGGGCTTACGTCTATGCTCCCGGGAGCTGCGTCTTCTGAGGGGATGGTCCCTTCCGAGGAGTCTATGCCCTCTGGCGGCGAGGGAGGACTCAAGGATGTCTATGACGAGCTAACAGCCGTTCTAGACTCACTAGCAAGCATTCTTCCGGAACAAGCAGACGAGATCGAGGAAATTCGACTCCAGCTTGCGGAGGTTCTTGCAAAGGCAATTTCTGGTGGAGCTGGATTCCAGGGTAGAACCGAGGGGGGCGAGTCACTTCGTCCTAACCCGGGCCTCCCAGTCTAGTAACCCGCTAAGGAGTTAAGATGAGCAGAAAAGAGGACGTGGCGTTCAAGGAGTGGGGAGAAGCTCTAAGCAATGAAGTCGGGGATGAGGAAAAGGAAGCACTGCAGGCTTGGCTAGCCCTCCCGATTGCTAGAGAGGTGTTCAGGGGAACCCTGGCACAAGACAAGCTGTACACGGAACTCAACAAGATTGCAGCGGAGCGCAAGGAGGTTGAGGATAAGGAAGCAGCCCTTGATGCTTGGTTCGAAGAGGAGAAGCCGAAGAATGAGAAGCTGCTGCAGGAGAGAGATGCTCTCCGGGCTCAGCTCGCTCAGCTCGGTGCAGGTGATCCTCCCCCAGCCGAAGGAACCCCAGCCTCGATTCCAGCAGATGTACTCGCGCAACTCAAGGCTACCCAGCAGAAGCTGGATACCCTGGACAAGCTGCTGCCGGCGGTCATTGGCGACACTGCCAGGATCGTAAAGGACAGCGTGAACAACAAGTTTGACATCGACCCGCGTGAGGTCATCAAGCTTTCGGTACAAAAGGGTGTGGAACCTTGGCAAGCATATCTTGCGCTAACTCATGAAGAGCGGCAGAAGCGGGAGGAAGAATCCCGTGAGGCCGAGCGCAAGAAGTGGTTTGAAGAGGGAAAGCGCTCTGTAACTACTAACAGCCCCGATCATCTGAAGCCAGCAGGACCTTCAGTGGTTGACTATCTCCAAGGACTGAACAAGGAAAATGGAGCGAAGCCGATGGAGGCCTCGGACCGGGTAAGCTCAGCGCTTGCCGCCTTGCAGGAAATTGACGTCAGCCAGCTGGGAAGCTAGGAACAGAACAAGACGGGTTTTCAACAAAAGGGGAGTCCAGCTCCCCTAGGAGTATAGAATGGCATTTCTAGATACCGTAAACACCATCACCAGGAAGACGATTGTTCCTGGGATGGTTGACCAGGTGTTCAAGAGCGGCCCAACCATGGCTTACCTCAAGAGGAACTCCCTCGCGAAGTACCAGGGTGGACCCTCTTGGCAGGAGAACTTCCTCTATGACATGATGAATGTCACGGCCTACCAGCCGGGGGATTCTTTCGACTTCGTTGAGCAGCAGATCTTCACCGGAGGAACGGTAACCCCACGTTACTACAACGTGCCGGTTCCTGCTCTTCTGGAGAAGGTCCAGCTGGAGCTAGCAGGACCGGAAGCGGTCTTCGGCTACATCGACACCCTCATGCAGGCAGCGGCGCTTACGATGAGCGCCAAGCTCGCAATCGACATCTTCAGGCACGGTCAGACGAATGTGACTGGGGTAACCACTAACAGGAGTAAGTTCATCAACGGGCTAGATGAAGCTCTCTGCGACGGGTACACCGCGGGACCGTTCGGGGATTACTTCACGACCTACCTCACCCTCACCAGGAATGACGCCAACATCGGCTCAGCTCTGAACAGCCCCAAGACGGCTTCCACCTACGCACCTACCGGGTTCGTGGCGGGGAACGTCGCGGGACCGCTCAGCTACCCGGTGCTGGAGCAGGCATACAACAGCGTGGTTTACGGTACTGAGTCTCCGGACCTTCTCGTAACCACCAACAAGGGAATGAGCAGCATCAAGCTGGCGTTCCACAGCCAGCAGAGGTACGAAGGTACTTCCGCTGACTTCGGGTTCCAGGGGATTAAGTTCAACGGAGCCACCATCTTCCAGGACAGGTACGCTCCGGGAAGTGACATCGTAACCGCTTCCGAAGCGAACAAGCTGGGACGTGGAACCAGCGGTTCGGCGGAAATCTCTGGCGAGACCCTCTACTTCCTTAACACGAAGTACATCAGGTTCTACGTTTCGACCCATCCGCTCTGGGGCTTCGGCTTCACCGGATTCCTGCCCGCGCAGGACAACTCGCTTGTAGTGGGTCACTACAAGTTCGCAGGTAACCTCACCGTGCAGGCACCTCGGTACATGCGCGTTCTTTGGGGGATCAGCTAATTAGGCTGAAGGGGGTGGAATGATCCACCCCCTCCTTTAAGCTAGGAGTCAAAGAATGGCAACTTTTCAAAGAGACGGGCTCTGGGTTCAGGGCGGAGCGGCTAACCTCGCAAACGTGAACGAGGAAACCCCTTACGTCCCTGGGCAGCTGGGCAAGGTTCTAAGCATCCGGAGGGACAATGGGCAGAAGCAGCCCCAGTTCTTCCAGTATGTTCAGCGCTACACCACTGACAGCGAGACCCTCGTTGCGGGTCACCCTGTCTACTGGGTAGACCTCGACGACTTCGTGGTAAGCGGCGAGAGCACTGACGCTATCGGGGGAACCACTAACCCGGTAGTGGCAGGGGTCGCTCTCGGAGCTAACCCCGCAGCGGGCTACTATGGCTTCATCCAGGTGGGCGGAATCGCAAGCGTTGCGGTTACCGACACCGTGGTGGCAGGAGAGAGGCTCCAGCTGGCCGACAACGACCAGTTCAAGACCCTCGCTGCTATCACCATCACTTCACAGGCAGTCAGCGTAGCGGCTATCGCAAGTGTGTACGGGATCGCGCTCTCGGGCGTGGACACCTCTACCGACTCTGCGATCACCGCGCAGCTGCAGGTCTTCAGGAACGGTTGGTAAGGAGAGATCATGGCTCAGGCAACTACTGTAGCAGTTGAACAGGGCTGGGCGGGGGACCGGAAGCGGCACCTCGTGGCCTTGACACTCGCCTCTACCAACGCTGACACGGTTACTCCGGAACAGTGTGGGCTGAAGAAGATCGAAGCCATTGTAGATGCAGGTATTAGAACTGGTACCGTCATCGTCAATGGTGAGTCGGTGGTACTTACCCACTACGGGGTTGGTCCGTATGCGGCTTGGGCAACCAACGTCGTGACGGTCACCGTAGAGACGGCAGGTACCGGCATCTTCTACGTCTACGGCTGGTAAGTAAGTTGGGGGGAGGGTCTCCCTCCCCCCTCTTCTTTCCTGGAGGCTAAGTGGCACAACAAACCTTTGCACAGCTCTGGCAAAAGCTGTTGCTCTACGCACCGGGACTGCCGCCGGCACTAGCCCAAACCTTCATCCGGAACTCCTACAATCGCATAGTGGCAATGCACTACTGGAGCGAGTTGTTCGAGGACTGGGAGAAGGTGATAGCTACTGAGTACTCCACAGGCACGGTGGCGGTCACCAACGGGAGCGCTTCCATCACCGGAAGCGGCACAACCTGGACATCTGCTATGACAGGCCGGCAGATCATCATTGATGACGCGGGTGGGCAACCCTACTACACCTTTACATACGTGGGCGCAACCTCAGGAACCCTGGATAGGGCCTACGAGGGGGCTACGGACAGCTCCTCTACCTACTCCATCGGGGAGTACTATGTCGAGTTCCCTTCGGACCTAGCAGTCCTTGACGACGTACGAGACATTGACAACAACTGGCGGCTGCGGAGACAGTTTCACCAGCAGAACTACCTGGACCTGGTGGATGCGAAAAGAGAGAACGAGGGAAGCCCGGTGCTTTACGTGGCTGCCCCACCTAGAGTTTCCAGTGGGGTTAGCTATCCCAGGTATGAGTTCTGGCCAAGGATCCCAGCGGGGACCCACATAGTAGCGAGGTATGTGAAAACCTCCGAACTCTCCAGCAACTCAGCCTACCCTATCACGGTCCTCCTCCCCGAAGCCATCATCTATGGTGCCCTGGTGGACCTCTGTCTGGTCCCGGTGCTGGGCGACAAGCCAAACCCATACTTCAACTTGGAACTACATGCCAAGTATGTTAAGATGTTCGATGACGCTGTGCACGACTCGGAGATGTCAGACCTGGACCTCGCGCAGAGGATGATTACATACGACGACGGAAGTAGCTATCCCCCTGCGGATGCTAGCTTCCTTCAGAGCCACGGCCTGGGGCCGGTGAGCTAAAGGAGAACTAAAAATGGCAAGTGGAATCACCAAGACCCCTTTCAAGGATCCGATTGTGAAGACCTCTAGTGGGGCCGCACAGCTGGAGTTCGAGGGAGCGGCAAAGTACGCCCAGCCGGAGTTCAACATCGGTGAAGGCAAGAAGATGATTGTTTCCCTGGGTGAAGGGGATGTGACCTTCGGTGGCAAGGACATCGAGTAATGGGTCCCCTCAAGGCAGTAGGCAAGTTTGCCAAAGGTATTGGCAAGCGGGCCTATGACAAGGGAGCCCTGAAGCAGGGGATCCAGGCTTTCAAGAGCTGGAAGAGCAAGCCGGCGGAAGGGATGTCTTCCCAGGCTAAGCCCACTCCTAAGCAGGTTGGCTCCTTCAAAACCGGGATTGACACTAACCTCAAGATCCCTAAGATCTCTTCTTTCGGAAGGGACGAGAATCCCTTCAGCTCGGGGATGTAAATGGCACAACCTATCCTAGACGGCTTTGGAAGTGTGGGGCCTTGCGGAGAGATCTCCGCCCTCACCACCAACTCCACCACCACCCTCAACCCCTGGAGCAGGGCGATCTACATCGCTACAGACGGGACGTTCCAAGCCACCCTGGCTGGAACCTCGGTCAGCGTGACTATCACGGTGGTAGCGGGAAGCTTCTTGCCCATCCGGGTTAAGGAAGTTCACGCCTGCCCCGCGGGAAGCTTCGCGCTCTGGTAAACTAAGGGGGGGAAGTGGCTTACGCACAGACCACCTTCGCCACCCTTAAAGCACTTCTAAAAGAACGGGTTGGCGGACACGACAACTTCTGGACTAACTTCGAGTTTGGCCTAGCCATAAACGAGGCGCTAAGCGTGTGGCAGCTGATGGTGGGGGAGTTCTCTACCCAGAGTCAGCTGAGCACGTCAAGCCTGGGTGGGGAAGTGGAGGATCTCTACTATCCCGCCACGGGCACTTCGGATATGGTAGTGGTGGAAAGCACCGCTACCGCTCCCCTACCACTTAGTGTATGGCGAGTGGGTACGGATGTGCAGACACACACTACAGGTCAACTCTACTCTTTCCCGAAACTCGTCCAGGGTACCCTCCCCGAGTTTGACCACGGCTATCCAGGGTGGCGGACCGGCACCGCCACCACCCCCGAGTACTGGGCACCCTGTGGGCTAAACAAGATCATCTTCTATCCGCGGCCCAACACCTGGGTGAGGCTGGACTACTACCGAGGGGATCAACTGCTGGTAAGCGAGAGCGACTACATCCAGCTTGGGAATGAGGAAATCAACCGCTTGCTCGACTATGCGGTTTGGCAATTGAACATCAAGTGTGGGACGGAAGAGGCCTTCACTAACACCGAACCATTGAAGCAGCTAATGGATCTGGCAGCTACCCTCAGAAATCAGAAGCTCAGGGGTTCACTCCTCTACAAGGACTTCATGGGTCCGGACAGAGGCGAAGGACAGCCTACCCGAGACGCACCAAATCAAGCCGGGGGGCGCTAAGTGGCAACCCTTACTATCTACGCAAACCAGGTTAGCGGCTACTCTGGCTGTGGGCCGTATAACGGCACCGGAGCTGGAATCCTAGGCGACTCGAATGTCGCTACTGGCTTTGTCAACACGTATGGCACTACCCCTGCCAGCGTAACGATCTATTCAGACGCTGCTGTTCCAGCTGAGTTTATCGGCAGCACCATCACTAATGTGGCGGTGGGGTACAACATCACCTCGAACCTACAGCGGGGAACGGGTTATGTGGGAATCACCCGAAGCGGTAACACAACTAACTCAGGTACCCTAGGGCCGGGGTTTAGCCCAGGTTCCCAAAGCATCTCACGTCCTGGTGGTGGATCCTGGGTCTACACAGACTTCTACAACTCTTCTCTTACCTGGCATTGGGTATGGAATGGAGATGCGGATGACCACACCAAGACCTGCTTACTGGCGGAGCTTTACCTAGTTATCACCTACACGCCTGCGACAACTCCAACCGCGGAGTTTACTTGCTCAACCACCACAGGAACTTCTCCACTAAGCGTTACCTTTACGGATCAAAGCACAAACACCCCAACTTCGTGGAGTTGGGACTTTGGTGATACAAACACCTCAACCTCTCAAAATCCAGTACACATCTACTCCACGACTGCTACCTCTACTTATACGGTGACCCTTGCTGCGGCCAACGCGGGAGGAACGGACACAGAGACGAAGAGTAGTTTGATCACGGTTGACCCGGCGGCAACTGCTGTGGTAGCGGAGTTCAGTGCGAGCCCGCTTAGTGGGGTCCAGAACCTCGCGGTGCAGTTCACGGATGGAAGTACAGGAACACCACCTCCGGCGGCCTGGACGTGGAACTTCGGGGATTCCTCAACCTCTACCGCGCAACATCCACTACACACTTACACCACGGTGGGGACCTACACAGTGATACTCACCGTGGAGAACACCACCCCTACCACCGACACAGAGACGAAGACGAGCTACATCACGGTGTTGAATGGTAAGCCAGTGCCAGCTTTCACGGCTAGCACCACCACCGGGACTCGCCCGCTCACGGTGGAGTTCACTGGGGTCGCCACTAACGCGCTCCCAACCTCTTGGGACTGGGACTTCGGGGATGGAACCGGTAGTGTGGCACAGAGCCCTACCCATGTGTACACCACAGTAGGCACATTCTCTCCGGTGCTTACTGTAGGAAATGCCATCGGCACCGCTTCCACCACTGTGATGACCCTTGCGGGCACCTCCGACACTTACACCCAGCTGGTGGTCAACTTTGCCACCATCACCGCCAGCTTCACAGCGGCACCAACTATGGGGTACATCCCGCTAACTACCCGCTTTACGGATCAAAGTGTGGGGGATGCCAACTCCTGGGGTTGGACCTTCGGGGATGGGGAGACCTCTTCCGAGCAGCATCCGGTGCATGTGTACTACACCAATGCCGGGGCGGCTACGGTGACGGTCACCGGCACTGGCTTCTCGGATGACTACGATCTCCGACATGGGCTCTTTGCTTACTGGAAGATGGAGGAAGGAACCGGCACCGGAAACCGAGAAGACTTCATAGGGAATCTAGATCTGATCCCCTCTGCCTCAACCACACAAATCACTGGGAAGAATGGCTTCGGGGCGCGAATCGCTTCTGGTCAGAACATGATCAAAACAACTGGATTCACCTGGGATGAGGCCTTTAGTGTTTCCGGTTGGGTTCAGTTCAGCGCGCATAACAACAGTATAGTGAACAGCAACACTGGATCGAACACTTGGGCGCTCTCCGAAACGGCTGGAGGGGTTCTCTCTTTTGTGTCTACTGGTAGTTCAGCTACTGCCGGAACCACCTCCCTCAGCACCGGGACCTGGTACCATGTGGTAATCACCTTTGATGGCACCGCTACTTACAGGGTTTACCTAAACGGAGTGCTAGAACTCACACATAGTAACGGGTTGTTGTTGATGGATGGGACAGGGATCAGCTTCGGCTCCCCAACCAGCGGTACTCTAAGTCTTGACGAGTGGGGAGTATACGACCTGACGATGGATCAGGACCAGATCTCTGGCCTATACAACGCAGGAGCCGGAGAGTTCTTCGACGTGATCCAGAGTAACGACTCCCAAAGCCTGAGCGACATCTGCCCGATTATCCCGGACGAGACCTGGGGCTACTTCTTCGAAGAGACCAAGTACATGATGATGGAGCCGGTTCACACCCAGGATGTGTGTGAGGGCTTTGACCGGTTTGGGGGAATGGCGAAAGCAGTGGAACTAGCGCAGAAGCGGCTACAGCGGTTCGTGTTGGAGACCGCGGCCCTACGCAAGGAAGCTACCCTCAGCTCTGCGGACACCGACACTGAGAATTTCTCTCTCCCAACCGACCTGATCGAGCTGCTCCGGGTGGAGGTGGACGGTTCACCCTACTACCCCGGAGATCCCTTTCAGCGGGACATGGACTCCACCGCGCTCAACACCTACTTCCAGAGGGATGCGCTTAGCATCACCATTCCTGGAACCTTTGGGTCAACACCAACGGTTAAGGTACTTTACACCTATGTGCCTTCCGCTCCGAGTGTGCCGGCACCTTGCACCTGTCCAACCCCGCCAGCCACTGGACCTTGGGGAGCGTTTCCGCTACCATATGTCCTGTGGTGGGTGATCCGCTACGGGTTGATGGCGGACTTCTTCAGCCAAGCTGGGGAGAGGAATGACCCCCTCAGGGCGGCCCAGTGTGAGAAGATGTTCACCTTTGGTGTTGAACTCTACAAGCTACTCTACCGGGGAAGTGTATAATGGCGGACTACAGAAACCTCAATCTGAAGTTCTTCCTAGGTGGGTTGAACCTTACTAACCCTCCCGAGCAACTCCAGCCGGGGCAGCTCACCCGAGCCCTGAATCTCCGGGCGAATGTCGAGGGGGTAATCGAAGGCAGGCCATCCACCGGGCCGATCCTGCTTGAGCAGGAAGACCTGGATGGGCATACCTACGCTTACCCTAGTGGGTGGAGCACTGGACCCCTAAGGGCTATCCGCTACATCGGACAGATCACGGTAGACGCCGACTCGGATGTGGAGGGTTACCTCTCCATCCACGGCAGCACCCCGCTGCCGATGGGTTACTCTGACTCGGGATACAGGGTTTTTCTGAACGGAGCCGTGGTGCGGAAGCAAACGGGGTACAGCACCTACGCAGCGCTAGACCCAACGGGTCTAAGTGTGGTGCGGACTTCCAGCCCGCTAGGCCTACACATCATCCTGATAGACGGTCAGTGGTACCTGAAGTTGAAGGACCTGAACACCGACAGCCCGCACACCACCTTAGCCATCAACACGGGGTACTACAACCTGGCTACGGTGCCCACCTTCAACGCTAAGCGTCTGGGGATTCCTAAGCCGGCAGCAGCGCCCACCCTGGCAACAAATAGCACCGGCCTTACTGGGACTTACTACTACCGGATCAGTGGATATGATTCCACCACGGGTTTCCAAGGTCCGCCAAGTGCGGTGAGCAACTCAATAGTGTTGTCCAACCAGGGCTGCCGAGCCACCTGGACAGACACTAACACTTATGGGAACTTCGACTACTTCAGGGTTTGGAGACTTGGGGGCTCCCTCTCCAACACGTGGAGACTCCTGGGCACTACCGCTTCTACCAACTCAGGGGGAAGCATCACCTATGATGACACTGCCGCCGATGCAACAGTAGCCCTCAACGAAGCACTTGACACCGACTCTGTGGAGGTGTTCACCACCATAGACACCGCGGGCGCAGCCAGCACGGGGCAGAAGTTCGCTTACGCCTTTGGCCCCTTCCTGGGTAAGTATGTCTTCTGGGTAGGCGACCCGGTTAGGAAGAATCACATCTACTGGAACAAGCTCACCGACCTAGCAAGACACGACGCTGCGTATGATGTGAATGCAGTCAGCGACCCCGGGGAGGATCTACTCAATGGCTTTATCTTTGGTGCAAATCCCTACGTCTTCAGTGACAAGCGTCTTTACGCTATGGACTTTGCCGGGCCGGAGGCTCAACCTGCGTTCACTCCAAGAGAGGTGCCCATCGGAATTGGTGCAACGGGACGGTATGCTTTTGCTGTCGCTCCCAACATCGTGTTTCTCTGCAGCAAGGATGGGATCTACATAACCGACTGCCAGCCGAACCCGCCGGTCAACATCATAGACGAGACCCTCAAGCCGATCTTCAGGGGGGAAAACCGTGGAGACCTGGAAGCGATAGACTACTCTCGTTCGGATGAGATCCGGATGGAGGCCACCAACAAGGAGCTGCACTTCTTCTACAAGGGAGCCACAACGGGTGGGACCTTCCATCTGGTGTATGACGTGCTTGGGAAGCGCTGGCTGGAATGGACACAGAACAAGTACGGAGCGGCGTACTTCAACGAGGGGCTACCTTGGAACCAGATCATCCTGGGGGAGTACAACTCCCAGCTCATCAAGGTCTTTGATGATCTGATTGAGAATGAGGATGAGGCGTTTGGGGTACAGTTTAGAAGCGGGGCTATAGACGCAGGAGCACCGTTGACACACAAGGAGTGGGGGGTCCTTATCCTCGACTTCGACCCAGCCGGGGTGGACATCACGATCACACCTTATTACAACTCGGAGCTAACCGCGGGGACCGCTTTGACTACCGGCACCCAGGGGGACATCACAGGAAGGCGTACCAAGTCCTTCTCTCTTTCCGACTACTATGCAAGAAGCATCAGCCTGGACTTCTCATGGAACGAGGAACCAAACTTGAAGCCGAAGCTCTACCAGGCGCTCCTGCTCTTCAGGGAAGATGAGGAGGACACCAAGCATTGGGAGCACCCACCGCAGAGTCTTGGCCAGGGGGGACCGTACCACATCAAGGACTCCTACTGGGGACTTCGTAGCAACGCGCCGGTTACCCTTACCATCAACGTGGATGGGACGGATGACATCTACTCCCTCGCCCTGCCAAACACGAACGGGGTCAGGAAGAAGGTCTTCTTGGAGTTGCTCCCAAGGCTTGGGAACGTCTGGGGCTTCAAGCTAGACAGCGCGGAACCCTTCAGGTTCTATGGAGAAGACACGGTGCTCTTCGCTAAGCCTTGGCAGACACAGAGTAGCTATCAGGCGCTCACCCCGTTCAGCCAGGCGGGATACGCTGCGTACCTCCGAAAAGGCGGCGGGACGTAAAATGTTGACTCGTCAGGAGATACGCCGACGAAGCTACCTGAAACACTGGGAAAAGAATCAGGCTGACCGACGTAGGTGGAACGAAGCAAATCCCGATAAGGTACGCAGACAAAAGGAACGTTGGAGAGCTAGGCACAAGATGGACACTGCCTTCCGTAATCAAGTTGCTCGGTGGCGACGAACTGCTAGACGCCTATTAGTGCTACAAGAACTAGGTGGCAAATGCGTAGATTGTAGTGAAGACTATCCCCTATTCTTGGAGTTTGATCATGCCTCCGGTGATAAGACGCACAATGTGTGCGAGCGTGGTTCCTTAGCCGCCATCCGTGCTGAAGCCTCAAAGTGTGTAGTACGTTGTTCTAATCATCATCGGCTCAAGACTTGGGTCATGCAAGATCGGTTGGCTTGGCGTAAGGGCGGAGGCACCTAATGGGAGCCGGGAGCAGGGTTCAGGTAGAGGGAGAGTTCACCAAAGCGGCGGTGAATCTGGCTTTCCAGAAGTTCTCCGAAAGGCTCGACCGCCTAGAGGGGAAGACGGAGAGCACTAACCGCATCGAACCCCTAAACATCTCTTCCGGGAAGGGGCAGAACTTCTCCGCTGGGGGTTTCTACATCTCCCGTTATGGGGATGACCTGGAGAAGAGCGCCCTAGCCAGGGGGGCACATGTGGATGCTTCCGGCCAGTGGGTGGCTGACTCAGCGAGTGCAACCATTCTTGAGTTTACCGGAGACGGGAAGGTTTATGTCTATGTTAACTCGGGTCTTACAGTCGGGGTCCCATTCAGCCCCACCCTGGACACAACAATAACGTAAATGGCTTGGAAAGAACCCTGGGGTGAGTGCTCTCACCCAAAGACTACGACAAGTAGTCGTGGTTTGTGCAGTAATTGCTATCGACGTGTACGGTACCAGCGAACAAAGGATAAGAGTAAGCACAAGAAAAGCGCGAGAAATACTTACCTAAAGCGCCAATACGGTTTAACCAATGAACACTACGAAGCCCTCTTGGCACGACAAAATGGTGGTTGCGCCATATGTCGAGCAACGCCAAATCGTCGCCCTTTAGATGTAGACCATGATCACTTTACTGGTCGTGTTCGTGGCTTACTCTGTAATACCTGCAATTGTAAGGTTGTTGCCGTTTTAGAAACTTATGGAGATCGGTTAGATGCAGCTAGAGCCTATCTGGACTCCTACAAAAATTAGTGGTAGAATCTATATCTGCCACTTGTGTAAGGGGTTCTCGGATGTGAGGTACTGCCCCAGGTGCGATCACTGGTTTTGTAAAGAGTGCCGGGGGAAGTACTTCTCTAGGGGTCTGGAGGCGGTGAAGGAAATGATCAAGGGTCGTGAAGCCGGGTGCTGTGGCCCCGTGGAGAAGGAGTAAGACATGGCATCTGATATGTCCGGGTACCAGGGCGCAGGTGGAAAGCAGCGCTGGATGCAGGAAAGCGGTGGGGACGAGGCTGCCTACAACAGGGAGATGGGTGGATGGCAGAAGAGTCAGGCTCCGGCTGCTCCCGCCGCTCCGGCTAATTACTCCGGGGGAACTACTGGGAGGGGTGCGAATCCTTGGGCAGGTGTGCCCCAGGCCCCTGCTCCGGCATCCGGCGGCCCTAACCTACAGCAAACCAAGGACAGGGCTAAGCAACTAGGCTTCTCAGAGGACTTCGAGCGCTTCAAGGAAGACGACATCAAGAGGTGGAACCAGTACTACGATCAGGCCTCGGGGAAGTTTAGAAGCTCTAGAGGAGCTGAGGGGCTGTTTGAAAAGCCCACCGAGTGCCCGAATGGGATGGTACCCTCAGGTCCGGATGAGACAGATCCTTGTATCCCCATGAATGGCGGAGGCGGGGGAGGAGGACAGGGTGGGGGAGGTGGAGCGGGTGGCGGTGGAGGTTATGGTGGTGGAACCGCCTGGGACAACCCCATCTACCAGTACCTAGGTAGCACCGGCCTTCAGGCCGCCCAGGACCCGGAGCAGGCGCTCAAGAACTACATGGGCTGGGGAGGCGCAGGGCAGTACCAGCAGCAGATGGACCAAGCACGCCAGCAGGTAATGGCAATGCCACCTGGACCAGCCAGGGACGCAGCAGCTGCAAGACTAGAAGAGCAGAAGATCACCCAGCTCGGCGCGATGCGCCAGGCTGCTACCGGGCAGGCTAGGGGTGAGCTAACGGGCCTCGTCAACCCAGAAATGGGTTACAACCAGATGGGCCTCCAGGAGAGTCAGTTTGGCCGAAGCCTTGCAGAGCAGGCGCGGCAAGCGAACATGCAGAACGCCCTTGGTTGGGGAGGGCTCAGCCTACAAGGTGAGCTTGGCAGGGGTCAGCTGGGTCTCGGTTGGGCTGGGCAAGGTCTTGCTCAGCAGCAGTTCCTGGATCAGACCGGGGCAGGCCGAGTCTGGCAAGGGCAGCAAGCTCAACTAGATCGGGACCTGCAAGCCAGACTCAACCAAAGCCAGATCAACGCGAACAAGAAGAGTACCTTCGACAAGATCCTGGGAGGAGTGGGGGCTGTGGCCGGGATCCTCTCGGACATCAGGGTGAAGGAAAACATCGAAGAACTTCCTGCTCTCTCCCGCCTCAAGGCTATCCCGGTTTACTCCTACAACTACACCTTCGAGCCGGAGAGGCGGAGGGTGGGAGTCATGGCGCAGGATGTGGAAAGGGTAGCACCAGAGCTTGTAGAAGAGGGAGCTGATGGGCTCAAGCGGGTGGACTCCTACGGCCTCCTCGCACTCACCATCAACGCAGTGAAGGAGCTGGATGATGCCTCTAACTAACCTGATCGACACCCTGGGGCTGAAGAAGCTCTTTCAGAAAGCAGAGGCGGGTGATGCTGAAGCAAAGAGAGCTATCCAGGCATTTAACGAATCTCCTGAGCTTAGTGGAGCAGCTTTTGCTTCTCCGGCCCAACCCGAGTTGGATGTCCCTCTTGTGCAACAGTTGCCTTCAGATCTCCCTGCCGCACGCACTAGCCCGGGGCTTTCTTCTCTGGTCCAGATGAGGAAGCGGCCGGAGGACTTCGCAGCGGCTGGAGTTGGCGGAGCTTTCGAGCAAGGGCCTAAGCGCAACTGGGGTGGAATCTTCGATCGAATCGCAGTGGGGGCAGAGGGATTGGCGAACGCTTTCACCAACTCCCGACAGGGATATGATGTGGCAGGGGGGGCTAGGCAGCGGCTACAGTCCGAGCAGATGGCGCAGCTGCAAAGAAGGCACCAGATGTGGGATACCGCTTTCAGCGCATCCCAGCAACTCCCTGCTGAGGTTCTACAAGACCCCCAGTTTAGCTCCCTAGCCCAAGCCAAGGCCTCCCTCGACAAGGATATGATGGATGGGAAGGTTGACAACGAGAAGAATGTGAGCCTTTTCCTCACCGAGCTGGCCAGGTTCAAGCCGGAGCTAGACACGCTCAGCGCCCGGAGCAGGGCTAAGACCCAGGTGGCAGGAGAGGGAATGCTGCAGAAGGAGCGGGAGAAGGCAGGGTTGGCCGAGCCAATGGTGGAGGGCAACCTGATGGGGAATGTCTTCAAGGCACCCGCTAGCTTCTGGGCACAGACTGAGCAAGGCTTCCTAAAGGAAGCCCAGGCGGACCAAGAGAGAAAGGAAGAACGAAAGTTCCGACTCCGGCAGCTTGAGGAGACCATCCGAGGAAGGAAGGAAGTCGCTGGAATCCAGGCGGGGGCTAGGGTTGACGCTGCCGAAGCCGCCGAAAAGGGAAGACTGATCAGTCGTCTTCTCGGAATCAGTAAGACTGCTATGGGCGCTAAGGACCCTACCACCCAAGAGCCGGTTGGTGAGATGGGGCTACTAGAGCACGAAGGTGCTCTAGTAGGTGCCGCAGAGAAGCTGGGGATCCCCTTCAACCGTTCAGTCTACGCTGCCCTTAGCCCGGAGGAACGAGCCCAAGCGCTTCAGTATCTTCTAAGTCAGATCACTATAGAGTAAGGAAAGTCCCTTAATGCCAACCTGGAGAGATGTTTTCAATCCAGAGTATTCCCCTGAAACGGAAGACCCCGTTCTTCAGCAGAGGACTACTCCACCTACACCAGAAGCACCTGAGCCAGCCCTTTGGGAGAGAGCCCTACAGAAGCTCTCGGCTCTTTCCCAACTAGACCAAGCCTACAGCGCTGGGGCACTGGAGCAGCGTGGGGACTGGCTAGGAACCGCAGCTAGAAGAAGCGGGATCCCCCAAGCTGCTGGGTTAGCTGGTAAGGTGATAGGCGCGCCGTTTGCCGCCATTGGAGCCATGCCGCCTGGGAGTTTCGCGCTAGGTGCAGCTCCTGGTGTGATGGTTGCCCGGGCTAAGAGGACAGAACCGGAGAAGGCTACTCAGGCAGGACTTGAAGGTGGAGCAGCAGGGGCAAAGGAGCTAGTCACACCGCTAAACGTAGCCGGGGCTGTGACCGCTCCAGCTGGAGTGGTTGGACGAACCCTAGGCGCAGCAGACGTAGCCCTTGGTGCTGGGGATATCTACAGGGCAGCTCAAGAGAAGGACCCGATGGCCGCGGCTATGGGAGCTGTCAGGGTGGGCATGGGTGGAGCCTTCGCAGCGGGTCTAGGGGCAGGGCCGAAGTCTCCCAAGCTAGCTGCGGACACAGCGGCTGCTATGAAGCCTCGCCCAGGGGCGGAACCTTTCTTCCAAAGTGCGGAGACCACTCCGCCGAATGTGCAGGTAACCCCTCAAGCGCAGAAGGCCGTGGAATTCCTGGGGAACCAGGTTCTCCGGGCGGTTAACGAAAGTGCGGCTAAGGGCTTCCAGGGACAGTTCCCTGGAGAGGCTCCTCTTCTACCAGTTTCCCAGGTGGTGGTTGATCCCACCTTTAGGGGGCTCGCCAAGGTGGATCAAAAGATCCCTGACACCATAGTCCTCGGGGAGCTTGGCGTGCAGCATGTCCTCTCGGGGGCTACCGATGCACGGGGGGTAACTGATAACCTCCTTAGTGTGATCTCCCATGAGGTACAGCATCCTACGGAGTTTGGAATCGGCGCGCAAAGAGTTGGCAAGGACTTAGGTCCCGGCGGGCATGCATCCGGGGGGATAGACGACGACCGCTTGATGGCCTTCACCCAGCAATTCAGGGAGCACGGGATCAGGGAAGCAGCGAAGAATCATCCTTACCTGGGTGACGCTGCTACGGTAGTGGAGAGGACCGGAGCCCTGAAGGACTCCTTTCTCCCAGCGAGGGTGTTCGGTGCGGATCCTGTCTCTCAACCTCCTAGGGACCTCCAGCTCTTCCATGAGGTGATGGGAACCCCCAAAGAGCAACTCCCGGTGGTGCCGGCGCATAAGATGGAAGCGGCGCGGCCCGAGCTGCCTCTCGACCTCTTCCAGGATCGCACCTCCCTCAAGATGGGGGATGACCTCTTTGATAAGCGGCCTAAGCTCCGGGCGCTAACCGGCAGGCAGCTGCCCCTTCCTGGGGCGGCAGTGACAGACATAGCCGAACTCCCAGCTACCAAGAAGCTGATTGACCTGCTCCGGGCACCAAGAGAAGAAAGAGCCCGGCTAAAGGGAGTTGGCCTACCTAACGCAGTTGATGTTTTAAACGAGCTACATCGTGCGGTGGTGGAGGGAAGGATCCAGAGTGCGGGGCATCTGAAGTCCCTCGGCGTGGAGCGGGGTGACCTCTGGCCGGTCTACAACAACATCGACAAGGCTATCAGGAAGCTGGGGGTGGAGAGCAAGGGAGGGAAGGAACTCCTCACCAAGCTTCGCTATCTCGCTGGGGAACGTGGTAAGGGAGGGAAGCTTCCTAGGGCCTTCGGGGCTGCGCCAAGAGACCTAGGGGTAAACCCTCGGATGGGGGGTACTACCATCACTCCGGGCAGTCTAAGGGCTATCCCTAAGGGAGCAGACCTAACCCCTGAGGGGGCAGCGGTCAAGGCTCGTGGCGAAGCCATGCAAGCCCGGCGGGATGTGCTAGCCGCGGGAAACAAAGTCGCTGAGCTGCCTAAGGGTAAGGGGGATACCCTTCCGGAGGTGACGGAACGTCTAGGGACACTCGGTGCAGCCCTTGAACGGCTAAAGGGCTTCTTCGGGCGACTCGGACCTAAGGGAAGGAAGCCAGGGCTAGACCGGCTCACTCAAGGGGAGAGACGCACCAAGAGTGAAGAGTTCGCTGCGAGAAGGGCGGAAAGGGAACGCCTAAAGGCGGAAGCTGCAGCGGGGAAGAAGCCGGATGACCTTCAGATGGGAGCAGGCCTCTTCAGGGATAAGGAGCAAAAGTTCGGCAAGAACCTGGGCCCTAAGCCGAAGAGGGTAAGGAACGTCGGGAAGAGGCTGGAAGCTATCCTGGCAGGGAAGGTAGCCCCTAAGGCATCCCAGTTCAGGATGCTCAGGGAGGAGGCCGCTGCCCAGCCGAAGAGCTTTAAGGAGAGGCTAGCTGGCTTCAAGGAGAGCCTGAAGAGCAAGCCAGCTAAGTTCTCCGGAAAGCTCCCTAGCGGAGAGATGGCGGAGTTCACTCCTGAGACCATCCAGATGGCGCGGAGAGATCCGGAGCTGCTGGCGCAACTCAGGGAAGAGCTTCTGCAGAGACGGGCTAAGGTTGGAGAAACTGGACAGCTACCTAGCCGGGGGGAAAAGAAACTCACACCTAAGCCTGGGCCGGAAGGACCTAGTGAAGTTCTTCCTGTCCACACCGCAGAGCAGCGCGCGAAGATCAAGAAGATGGAGGCGCAGAGGACATACAAGAAGACCGTCGGTCCTAGGTACGACTTCCCGAACGAGCGTCCGCAGAGCGGTAGCCCAGCTACCTTCCACACCACCAAGGAGCAGGCAGCGGGGGCGAAGAAGGTTCCGCCTACCACCTACCACTTCAAGGCGAAGAAGGGGTTCAGCATCGAGCAGGTGATGGAGCCGCTGAGGCGGAAGCTCTTTGGGGCAGAGCCCCTGAAGTCGGTCGCTTCCAGTGTAAGGGCTGACCGGGATGCCATCGCCCGACTCCGGGATCACATGAACCGGGGAACGCAGGTGGTGCCAGAACTCATCGACGTGGTGGGATTCACTCCGGAAATGAAGAGCAGGGTGAAGCTGGCGCTCGCCAAGGCGACCAAGGGGAACCGGCCGCTGCTACCTTCGGAGAGGGTTAGCCGCTTTGAAACCCAGCTAAGGATCTTCGAGTCGGAGCTACTGCAGCGGGGGGTTGGGGAGAAGACCAGAACTGGTAGACTTCCTGAAGGTGCATCTCCTAAGGAAGGGAGAGATGTCCTTCTCCGTCAGCTGGCTGAAAAGGGCTCTAAGGCCCCACTCATCAAGGACGCTGCGAAGAAGCTCCCTGAGGGGAAGCTCTCGCCCTTTAACGTCCAAAAGGGAGCCGCCATCCCAAGGAAGGAAGCCTTCAAGAGGAACATCATCTGGAGGGATGAGGCAGGGAATGCTGTAACCGAGGGCATCAAGTCCAAGGAAGCAGTGGTACGGGGGATCAAGGAAAGACTCGGCGTGGACATCCTCCCGGAGGATGTAGTGCCTGCGGCTGTCACCCGTGGTGAGGGAAGAGCCACCTCACCCATCAAGGCGTACTCTGAGCGAGCTACTCTGAAGGACCTTCTTGAGAAGGCAAAGAAGGCCGGGGATACCGAGCTGGTAAATAAGATCGAAGCCGCTCCGGAGTATCTGGAGGTAGCCGGGAAGCAGCCAGCTGAGATGGAGTTTGGTGCCCTCCCCGCTGAGACAGTCAAGGGGAAGGCAAGGTTCGAGAAGATCCCGGACACTCTAAATCCCTTCAGCTCGCCCGTTGCGCCTAAGGGTGGAAGGGCGGGGAAGAAGAATCTCCTCAAGCAGGAGGAAGGCTTCGCCAAGGGCAAGGGAGGGGTAAAGACCGACCAGGCCTTTGACATCGCGGAGCACTACGGGGAGAAGTACACCGGACCAAGGGCAGGTGTGGTCTCCGAGCGGATGGTGGCGAAGCCTAGGAAGCTGAGGGAGGTCAAGGCCCCTGTCACCCCCGAGAGCATCAAGGCGAAGGCCGCTTATGTGAGAGATCAGGTCAAGCTGGGGATGGAGGAGCTGGAGATCTTCATTCACAAGCTAGGCGCTGGGGGAAGACTAAGGAATGTTGCTGAAGCCAAGGAGACGGCTAAGCAGAAGTATGACTACAGGAACCTTCTGGAGGACTACCTAGATGGTAGACCTATCGACCTGGATGACGAGTACATGCTCAACCGTGGGGAGCTTAAGAGCTTCGAGCAGAAGCTCAAGAGGAAGTACGAGAACGAGTGGGAGCAACTCCAGGTTGAGGCGGGGGAGGAATGGCTAGCCTTTAGAAGTGCGGAGAGACTTAAGGAGCGCTATGAGGGTAGGCAGAAGGCCACCGACATCAGCCTACCTACCGAGACCAAGGATTGGCTGAAGAAGCAAACCACCCCACGGCTCTTCTCCGAGCAGCAGGCTTGGGTGAAGCGGCAAGTAGCGGCAGGGAATCTCAAGCCGACGGAAGCTGAGGACGCCCTAGAATTCCTCCGAAGGAGAGAGCAGGCATTCGAGCGGCACGTAAGCAGGCCGGTGAGCCCAACTCAACGGATGGAGTACCTCAAGAGGGGGAAGGCTAAGGTAGACCTGGATGACCTTCTAGAAAGGCAAGCCCTGAAGGACGAGGCTAGCGCCACCGCTGACACTGGTCCTAACCCTTGGGATCTCCAGATGGGAAGAGACCTCTTCCTGGAAGAGCAAGTAATGCCTCTGGCGAAGAAGGTTGGGAAGATCAGGGAATCTGGCATGCAGACCACCAGGGACAAGATCTTCGACAACCTGGGAGAAGCTGCGAACTTCACCAGACCGTTGGTTACCGCTGTGGACGTGAGCAACCCGTTCAGGCAGACCTATCAGTTGACCACGGATCAGATCACTCAGGATCTTCTATGGGCTGCCACCCTAGGAAGGTATGGCAAGCAGTCCGACACCTCTTTTGGTCGCAACATCTGGGATATGCTGAAGAGTTTCGGTTCTGAGAAGAAGGCTGCCGAACTGATGGGAGCGCTCAAGGATGACTCTTGGTTCCGCCTTGCTGACGAGATGGGGGTGAACTTCATCCACAAGGGTAAGGTGCATGAGAGCTGGATAGGGCATGAGCTGGTGGACAAGGCATTCAAGAAGTTTGAGGACAAGGCGACATCCCTACTGGGGAAGGTTGGGGCTCCAGCTAAACTCCCACGAGCCCTCATTAACGCGTCCAAGAACTCCTTCGAGTACTACCAGAACAAGGCCATGCGGGATGCGTTCAAGCACGGGTTTGACACCTTTGTGGCTCTCAACAAGCTGAACCCTAAGGCTTACAAGGTTCGCCCGGAGGATCTAGCTTCTCTAGCGGAGTATGTTAACAACGCCGCTTCTAGGGGAGCCGTTACCCGAAATGCTAAGTGGGACAAGCGTCTCAACTACGTGTTCTACTCTGCCCAGATGAATGCATCCCGAGTGAGGATGATGGGGGATGCCCTCTTCCATGTTACCCAGGGGGTACATGGAAGGGGTAGTTCTACCATGAGTCGCTATGCCCGAAGGCAGATGATGCGGGCTATCACCGGGGCGGTTGCGGCGAATGGGTTGATCTACTCTATCGCAGCAGCCACAGGGGAGAAGCCAGAGGTGGAGGACTCCCTAATCTCTACCGATTTCGGGAAGATCAAGGTGGGGGACATTACTTACGACGGTGGAGGTGGGTGGTATCAGTTTGTGAGGGCTTCCGCTCAGGTGCTCACCGGGAAGGAAAAGGAGCGGGGTACCGGAATAGAAAGGCCAAAGAATGTTGGCGACACGGTAGTCAATTTCTTCCGGAGCAAGCTGGGGCCTGGGGCGAGCGCGGTGGCGAATGTGCTTACCGAGAGAACGGTGGAGGGTGCCCCGGTGGACTTCAAGCGGAACCCGACGGGAGCCGCAACCACCCTGATCTCCCAGCTGGTAACCCCTATGAGCGTGGAAGACATGAACGATATCGTTCAGGAGAACCCTAGGGTCTCCTGGCTGATCCCGCTGATGCTCCTAGGGAATAGCGTAGGGGAGAACACAGGAAGAGGAGTCCGTGCCTGGAGGACCACTGAGCCGCTCAAGATGGCAGAGAGGACTAACAGGGCGGAGCTGAAAGCTCGGGGAGTCTACCAGCCTACCCTCTCAACCCGGGTCACTATCCCAGGTAGGGACACCGCAGGCCGACCCAACTACTACACCCTCTCCCCCGCTGAGCGGGAAGAGTTCGAGAAGGAGTACATGCCGCTGGTGACCCAGCTACTGAACGAGTTCATCACCTCGGAGGCTTACCAGAGGGTAGCGGATCACAAGAAGCGGGCGGTGCTCTACAAGAAGGTACACCAGCTAAACACGCTCTACGGGGCGAACCGAAGGCTTAGGCAGAAGTACGCCGAGAAGGCAAAGAGGGGGGAAGTGAAGCCTTCCAACCTAGAACCGGAGAAGGATTAAGATGGCAGACACAGGACTACACGGGATGGTGGTGGACGGGAAGGTGGCGGAAGAAGCCCTGGACCTCGCCAATAAGCTTCGCTACGGAGTAGGGGAAACTGAGCGAATGGACCTGGTTCAAAGGGAGAGGATCCCAGGGATCAGGGACGCTGCCTATCCGGGGGAGCAGAAAATCTACGACCCCGCCGCGGCGGAGCGCTATGGGTCTGCCTACTTGTTTGCTCAGAAGTGGCCGGGACTCTCCGGGGTTGCCGAGCCGGTGACCAAGGCTTTCCGTGGGGCTGGGCATGCCCTTGGTGTCCCTGGGATGGGACCGGAGAGGAAAGAGCTAGAGGTAGCCCAGCGTCTTGGGATACTACGAGGAAAACTGGCTGCCCTAGGGGCAGACAAGATAAAGAGAAAGGAAACCCCTATGGCAAACCCTTGGGATGACCCCTCGTTGGCCAACGAGGAGACGAAGAAGTTGAGGGCCGCAACCGCACGAGCTAGGACGGAAGGGATGAACACCAGGCCTAAGGCGGCAGCTGCGCCGGCTCCTAAGCTCTCTAAGCTTTCCGACGCCTACGGTCAGGCGGAGAAGCTTGAAAAGCGGAACAAGGGGATCGAGCAAGCTACCAGGGGGATCAGGAAGAGCCTTCCGGGGCAGGGGTACTAATGGAAAAGCTCACGGACCTCACTCGGGCTTACTACTTCGACCGGGAGGGGAAGAGGGTGTACGTGAAGAGGAATCCCAAGAAGGAATTGGAGTACGCGACGGCCCTTACTTTGAACGCCCTGAAGAAGGGTGCGGGGCCTAGAGGGATTCCGAGGGTTCCGGAAAAGTAAAAGCCAGGGACTTGTTACGACCTCCCTGGCTGGTCGGGGCCGAAGCCCGGTATAAGATGAGCTAGAGTACCTCTTCTAGGCTCACCTTGTCAATGGAATCTGCCCAGAGGAAGTAGGCAGTGGTGAGGTTTCCCATCATTTCTCTCACTTGATCTCTACTGCAAGCTCCCTCATTTTCATCGAGGTAGGTTGCCAATGCTTGCGCTTCCCTCCACAGGTCATACGTTAGTGTACTCATCTTAATCTTCCCCTTCCATACTTCCCCAGTTCACCCCTACCTTATAGGTGGCTTCGATGATGAGGTTGTTCAACTCTGGCCATGCCCGACCCATTGAAGCGGTCTGGATCTTTGCTACTTGATCTATGTCCTTTTCCCAACACTCACTAAGAGTGGCGTCGTGGATTGGAACGAGATAGTCCCACAACTCTCCATCGTGCTCAGCCCCCTCAAGCATCACCTCTCGGAGCATGGCTGCTCCGCTACTCTGTGGGCGGAAGGCCAGGGAAGCGTTGGCTTCCTTTCCGAGGCTAAACTCTCCCGGCTTCCCCTTCACCGGGACTAGCACATCCCAGAAGAAGCACTGGTAGCCGAAGGGGGTTTCGAGGTACCCCTTCCGGTGTGCCTCCAGCCAGGTGGCTTCCTTCCACTTCTTCACCTTCGGGGCCATCTCGTCCTTCAGGGCGATGAAGCGCTTGGCCTTCTCCGCAGGCCAGTGCATGGTGGAGGCGAGAAGGGGCCACCGCATGTTGTAGCCAGTGGCGAGGTTCACCATCTTGGCATCCCGCCGCACCGCGGGGTGCTCCTTCTTCACCCAGTGGGCGAAGTCCATAAACCCATCACTTAGTGGTGAGGGAACCTCCTTAATCACTCCTGCGTCTTGGAGGATGTATCCTGCGTACCAAGAGTGGGAGTCTTTCTTGGATGCTGCGATGTACTCGTCGTCTCCTGCGAACCATCCGGTGAGGACGGCTTCCATGGCTCGCCAGTCACACTCAACCAGAACTCTTCCAGGCCGAGATGGGACCACGCAGGAACGAATGGCTTTGGCGAGTTCTTCATCAACACCACCGTTCGGGACGTTTTGCATGTTAGGGCGGACACTGGACAGCCGGCCGGTTTCAGGCTTGAACGTGTAGATCGGGTGGAACTTCCCATCCGCCCCTACAGCGGTGTCCTTTAGGTACCCCAGGGCCTTCCCTAAGGCCCGGGCCTCTAGGACCCGCTCTAGGAGCGGGTCCTGGTTGTTCCTGAGCACCATCCGGAGTGCATCATCATTAGTTGTCGGCTTCCGGGTTTTCCTGTCCTTCGGGATCTTGTACCCCTTGAACTGGAGGTAGGAGAGGACCTGAGGAGGGGAGAGCGGGTTGAAGGGGAGCTGCTGGGCGTAGCGAACCTCTCTCACTAGAGGGCACTCCAGTCATTCAAATCCCTATCCTGCCTCTGCCGCCAACCATACAGGTACCCACACCTGTCACACAGCATCTGGAAACCAGTCAGGGTCATGCACTCCGGGTTGGAGCAGGAGTAGGGTTTGCCGCACCTACAGCAGTCGTGCTCATGAGTGCAAGCGTTAGCCATTAGCTAGCCTCTTGCTGTTTGCTTCCAGCCATCTTTCTTCGAGCCTTCTCCGCTTCTCTTCCAGCTCGCTTTGCTGCCCTAAGGGCTGCTCGCTCTTCCTTTCCTCTTCGCTTAGCTTCCGCAGCTGCTCTTCTCTCTGCTTTGCGAGCCGCTTTTTCTCTAGCTTCCTGGAGTTTCTTTCTGAGCCTTTCATCTCTCTTCCTCGCTGCTTCTGCTTCTTCCGGTGTCAGCTCCACCTCGATCTGGACGAGGCCTTCCGTATCCTTCGGCGTCTTCTTGTAACCTCTCTTCGGATGGACGCGCTTGACCTGTCCCGGAGCCAGAGAGTCGGCGGCGCTAACCACTTCCGTGAACCGGCCACCGAAGTAATCTCTAGCTGCTGCCCTAGCGGTGTGGTCAATGCTCACCCCCCTTTCGCTCATCCTCTGAAGGATCTTCCCGAACTCTACGAAGTGCCTTAGGAAGGTCTTCCACCTTCCCTGCTCCTCTAGCTTAGCCCGTACTCCTTCAAACACGCGCAGCAGAACATCGGAGTCTGCTGCATTGTACCATTGAAAGTTCTTCCCCATATCCAGTTTCCAAGCGTGCATGTCTGGACAGAAGAAGGTGGCCACCCACTTGAGCCCCATAGGTAGTGAAGGCTCAAGCCAGTGCCATGCGAGCATGACATCGACAATCTCACCGCCAAAGTGGACCCCATTTGCGCATAGTCTAGGCACATCGAACTTTGCATTCCACACGAGAGACATTGGTGCTTCAGAGAGGACTTCCCGCACCAAGTCAATGAATGGCGCCTGCCAAGGTATGCTGATTGCCCGATAAGGTTCATAAGCTAGGCTGACCATGAGGATGGTGTAGCTTGGGTCATCCTCGAAGGTCATCTCCTCGTTTTCTGCGGCCTCACCGGAGTGGGGCGTTTCAATATCAAAGGCTATGGGCGGTCGTCCCGCAGCTCTCCAGCCCTCCACAAAAGCATGTACCTGCTGCCACGAGGGAGATAGGACATAGGCTTTGTCATGAAGAAACTTCTTAGACCCCTCCCTAGCCACCTCAATGGCTCTAAGAAGATCCAGTTGAACAATCCGGGCCAGGTTCCACTTCCCCCTCTGGATATAGCTGGGGTGATAGGTAGGAATGACAGGTCCGTACTTTGTCTCGAAGATGTAGCCGCGGAGTTGCTCGATGCCCCATTGGCCGGTGAGACGGCGGAGGGAGGTGTTACCCAGTGCGAGAATGGCCCGGGGCTGGAACTTCCGGATAGTCTCCTCCAGGTAGGGCGAGCAATGGCTAATGGCTCCGTGCTCGTAGGGGGCTCCGGTGAGGATGTTGTTAGGTGGGCGACAGTTGACCACATTGGCGTGGAGTAGATCTGAGTTTGATTCCAGGTAGCTGCCCGTTGTTGGATCCTTAGTGCGTCCGACAATGCGATCCCAGACCGCGCCTGCGCGGCCAACCAGGGGGCTTCCTGCTCTTGCCTCGTCTTCTCCGAGTGCTTCAGCGACGACAAGTACGCCTTTCTTTCCTTCTCCTCTAGTGCGAGCAAAGCCCTGTCCGAGAGAAAAGAGAGGGCATCCGGCGCACTCTTTTGGTTTTGCAAGCAACTAAACCTCCGTCCACTGAGGAAGCGGCCACTTCCCATTCCCATGCAGGATGAAAGGCCAGGTGCTAGTGGGATTGTACCGCACCCCATCGGGGAAATAGGACAGATCCTGTGGATCTGTCGAGTGAAGGTTCAGCACATGCCGGGCGTGAGTGTCGAGGTGGATCCTCTCAGGCGTCAGAAGGTATTGCTTCGTCCACGCTAACTGGTCGTGCTCTACCTGCGTAGGGGTTAGCTCCAGGGCCAGGTTGGTGTTCCCCCACATCACCCCGGAGTTTAGGTAGGGGAAGGGGGAGGTTTGGTCAAAACTCCTTGCGTAGCTGGGTTCCGGGTAGCAGTTCTTCTCCGCACCAAAGCAGAGGTCTACTTCGGAGAACACTTCCAGCGGGATCTCCCCGGTGAACACTGTGTCCCAAGCATCCAGGTAGAGGAAGCCGGGAGCACGGGTCCTGGCCAGCACCCCTGCTATGTAGCGGTGCTTGTGCTCTAGGAAGGACTCGTAAGTCTGACCAGAGGTGTATAGATAGAGTACTTCCAGAGGGATCGCGTACTTCGCTGCACTACGCTGGAGACGTTGGATCCTCGGGTCTCCCGGGTGAGAGGTAGTGAGGGTGAACACTCTAAACCTACTCTGCATAAAGTCTCTCAATCTCCTCAGGAAGCGGTACCGCCTTGTCCTTGTGGGAGAAGCCCTTCCCGGGGGCGTGCATGATGATGGGGTAGGTGTCAGTGGGAAGGTAGTGGGGACGAGGCCCCCGCATTTCGAAGTGACGCTTCTGCACATCCATGATGTTGAGGCTCACTCTAGCCTGGGTGTCGATGTGGAGGCGCTGCCTCCCCACCCCACGCTCGAAAGCAAACCTTCGGTTGAAGTAGAGCTGGTTCACCATCTGCTCTGGGGAGTTCTGAAGGTAGTCCGCGGCTAGCTCCCTAAGCACCATGGCATCCCCCCAGACCACTCCCATGTTGACGAAGCGAAACTCCAGCTCCCCAACCTTCGGGAAGGAGGAAACCGGCTGGGTGCTCCCCTCCGGGTGGAGCACTGTGTCCCCACCGAAGGATAGATGCCCCTTGAGGAGGGGAAGCTCCTGGGGCGGGCCGGTGAATACGGAGTCCCATCCATCCAGGTATAGCAAGAAGTCCGGAGTGTGCTGGTTGATGTACTCCAGCTGGCCGAGCTGCTCGGCGCGGTAGCTGGGGAGCCAGGGGTCGTAAGGCGGGGAAAGATCCGGTTGTCCCTGCTTGATGACGAAGGAGTGGTCCCAGCCCCAGAACTTGGCGGAGCGGCTCAGGCGCTTCGCGCCTGGGTGCTCCGGGTCACTCACTACGCTGATGGCTTTAACCAAGACCTACCGCCTTCCTCCACTTCCTCTTGGTCGCCTCGCTAGCTCCCGGAGCCTTGCTCAGCGCCTCCATGTACGCCGCTGTCAGCCAGGGTAGGTTCAGCGGATCCGTCCGCTTGGCTAACTGCAACTGGCTCAGGATGCTCGGGTCCTGCGGACCCTTCATCCCCCTCTTGAATATCTCCTTGTGCAGACTCCGTGACTTCCGTCCATTCGACATCAACTACCTCCGGGGCTAGCTTCTCCGCCAGCCCGGCCATGAAATGATTAAGTGCCTCGGCCCTTCCTGCGTAGAAGGCCTCATCGAGCATCACCTGTACCAACCCGTAGAGTTCCTCGATCCGCACCACGTTGTGGAGCGCTTCGGCCCAGTACTTAGCCCTGGGGGAAACCCTCTCGGGGACCACAAACTCCCCTACTGCTGTCTTAACCTTCACTTCTCTTCCTCTCTCCCTTTACTAGGATGAACGTAAAGCCTGCATTCTTGGGGTCATCCCCACGCTGCGCGGCATAGCCTATGGTGAAAGTGTAGGGTGCCGGCCAGAGGGAATCATAGTTGGTCATCATGGGGCGCTCGGAATGGGCAGCATCCAAGTACCATAGCTTCTCTGGTGTGTAGACCTGGACGGTCCCTGGGTCTTGGAAGACCCACTTGCTTTCCCACCAGGGAGTAGTCACCGCGACTAGCCCCCCTGGCTTGGTCACTTCCCAGATGGCCTTCCAGAGACGGAAGAATCCCCATGGACGTGAGCCTCCATAATGCTCTACCAGATGCAGACACTCGTAAGCATGGACTTCATCCGATTCCCCGTAGGTCAGCCGCACGTAGTCCGCCCAATACGGGTCTGCCAGATCCATCTTAACCGTCGGTGAACATGCAGCACTTTTGTCTAGCGTGATGACTCGATCGAAGTTGTCAGCAAAAGTGGGGCCATTGCTGGCCCCCAGAACCACCCTTTGCTGTCGATCAAGCCCGGCCCCAAGGACCAAGACTTGCTTTTTCTTCATGTGTTGATCGTCTTCACCAAGTGCTTCGCGGCGTTGTACACATCCCTCAGCAGCTTCACGTCACTCTCACACCGAGCAGTTAGGGCCTTCCAGTTGTTGTTCCTCCACTCTTTCGCTGCAATCCCCATCTTCTTCTCGTCTAGTCCAAGTAGGGATCCAACAGCTCCCATACTCTTGCTTGTGGTTCTGAGCTTCCCCTTAAGAGCGAAGTAAAGGTCAAGGTGATGACGCTGTGGCAGAGGGGGTAGACCTCGCTCAAGCAGACGTGTATTGGCAAAGAGAACGTCAAAGAGTCTTGAGTTGTATCCCACGAGCAGGTCAGCCTTTTCAAAGTCAGCCCGCATCGCTCGCAGGATATTGTTCTCCCTGAGGGTAGTTGTAGGTGCCTTGTCCCCGTACCACATCCGAGAATAGACGAGGATCTTGCCATAGTCTGCATTGAGTCCCTGTGTCTCCAGGTCAAAGAATAAAATCGAGTTACTCGCTTCGGTCAGTTTCAGGAACTGCGGGACTTCCACCTTCACTAGAGGCCTCCTCTTGGCTAAGACTTGCGAGCCACTCCACCAACTCCTCTACCCGACTGGACAGCTTGAATAGCCTGCCTTCCAGGCTTTGCAGATGCACCGCCATCCCCTGGAGGATCTGCCTGTGCTGAAGAAGTTCAGCCTCTAGAGGGTTCGGAGCTTCACTACTTCCTGTCTCTTGGATCGACTTTTCCATATGTCTCCTGGTACGCGATTGCTAAACATCTCCATGCGGCGTGAACTAAGGGGTGAGCCCCAGAGTCAGGGTCTACTCTTTCCCCCCGCTTCCACTTGGTGAGGTGAGAGAAGATCGCACCTTCATGGGAGGTGTCTCTCCACCAAGGTGGCTTCTCCCCTCTACCTCTCTTCTTACTCCCATCCCCCGTTGGGAGGCGGAGCATCTCCAGGTAGATCTGGAGGAGAAGCTCCCCCTCAGTAGCCAGCTCGCTTGTCGAGTTCGACATGGAGGTGCTCGTTGACTCCTCCGAGATCTTCGAGGATGACATCGAATCCGAGTGGGCCAAGCTCAGCTTTAATGGCTTGGGCAATTCCTTTGGCAAACCCCCCTGCGTGCTTAGTTCGGAAGTCAAATGCTCTTCCAAGGTAGTGATAACTCCCTTCCTTGTGGGTTCCGTCGTTGCACGATGTTACCACGGTGTCTAGGGCGTAGGAAGCGAAAACCTCCCTAATCAACTCCAGAGCCACCAACATCTGGGGTTGAAGGCCTTTCAGGCTCACCCCCGCCTTGAACTTCAACTTCATCTTCAAACTCCTCTTCTCCCCTCCAGACTTTGGCTTTCCCCAGCCGGATGAAAAGCTCCCCCTTTTCCTGCCAGGTACTTTCCCTCCAGAGACGGCTCTCCTCTCGCAGGACCTTTGGTTCACTCCAGAGTGGGCGCTTGAGGTGAATTAGCTCGTGGAGTAGGGTCCGTGCGAGAGGAGTACGACTTCTGGGATCCAGGACAATCAGCCCCTGCTGAGCGGTGCCGACTGCCTGTTCCCGTCCGAGGGGGGCTAGGAGGAGCTTTCGGACCTTAACCTTTAGAAGGTCCGCAACCTTTAGCTCCTCCGCCATTTTAGGCCGCGGGCTTCTTCACGTAGGCGATAGCCGCGGTAACTCCAGCCACTAGGGCCTGGATGAGTTCACTCTGGGAGAGAACCTGATCCGTGTAGGCCACGCCCAAAGTAGCGCTGACACCACCCACGAATGCGATAATTGCACCAACTACTAGTCCCTTGCTCATTACTTTCCCACCTTGTTCTTCTCACTCCATGCTAGATAAGCTACAGCTTTCTCCAGCCCAACCTTGGTATCGCCTAGCTGTCCAATACCCCTATTGCATGCTTGACACAACAGCCCACGAACTTCTCCGGTGTTGTGGTCATGGTCAACTACCTTAATGGGTGATACTAAACAACAAGCGCATATTCCCCGCTGAGCCTCAAATAGCCTATACCAGTCACTCCAGTCAAAGTTACGTATGCCAGCCTGTCGCCACTTCTTTAATCTAACCTTCTGCGGATTAGCTCGTTGCCACCTAAGCGTTTCTTCTTTGGCTTTAGCTTTTCTTTTTTGATAGGTAGCGGCGTGACTAGCCTTTATACGCTCAGGGTGCCGTTCTTTGTACCTTTGGTTGTACTCCCTACGCTTTTCCGGAGAAACCGTGTAGGGCTTACTTGGCATCCGGAGTATTTTTACGATCCCACAAGCCAGCCTGACGACCCTTTATCAGAAGGTCAGTGAGCTTCCCCAGAACCTTACGTACCTTACCTAGAACCCCTAGGATGTTAGCCATTTACTTCTTCTCCCTTGCCATCTCGGTCAGTCCCAGCTCCCGCTTCGGCTTCCAGCCCGTTTTCCGCAGTGTCCCGTAGATGTAGGCTCCCTTCCGCTTCCCGCGGAGTCTCTTCTTGGCTGCTTGCGCTTTCAACTCCCGCTCTAGGGCTTCCGGCATCTTGCACCCTCTTCCACTCGATCCATCTGGCTTGTTCCGCCAGAACCGCCTCCCGCTGCTCCTGCGTGAGGTTGGACATGTCGATGACTGAAGTACCTATTATAGCGTACTTCTGGGGGTCATTTTCAAAGGGATTCGGGATGCACACTCCGGCCATGCTGCCAGCAGCAGCCACCCCACTCATGAAGTTGGGGAAGTACTTTTGGGTCTTCTCATGTCCAAGGAGAACGGTCGTGATACCAGCAACCTTCGGTCTTGGTTGCATTCTGTACATCCGCAAACCGAAGGTAATATCCTCTCCCCTTCGGTCCTTACCATCCGTTGTAACATCTCGTGCAAACCAGTGCCATGGGCCTTCACATTCCTTCTCCATTCTGGCTAGAAGCTCCCGGGTCATCAGGAGCCAGCCTGTTCCGCCTGTCACGATGTCAGTGTAGACCTTGTTAGGTTCCAGGTTTACCCGTACGGCAGCTTCCTGACTCACATTCTCCGGTGGGCCGAAGATGGAGTTGGCACCATTTCCCAAAGCGTAGTTGCCGTACACCGCATCCAGCTGTAAAGCCTGCATGATGCTGAAGGTCTTCAAAACCGCGTCGGGCTCAAAGCTAAGGTCCACGTCCATCATCATTAGATGGGTGCCGTCGCTCTGAGAGAGAAAGGCCCGCACCAGCTTGTTCCTGGCTGAGTCTACGTAGCAGCTCTTTTCGTGAAGTGCCGCTGGGATGATGGTCCCCGAGTACCGCATGAGACGGGCGAGGTCTATGGCGAAACTGGTGGGGCAAATCCCGTAGCTGTGGAATCCAATGTAGATCCTAGGTACGCTCATTAAATGGGGTCCTCTCCTTGTTGGTAGGGGTGGGGGCTGGTTGCTCTGGGGCCGGTGGAGCCGGCAGCTTTGGGCCAAGAGACACAATCGCGTGAGGGATGTTGCAGAGCCACACTATAGGTTTCTCGTTGGTAATCACTACCGTACAGCTACCTCTTTGCTCGATGGAGTCCCCTAGCAACTCCTTGCTCTCTCCTGTGTCGAAGATGAAGAGGTAGGAGTTTAGGGGGCGGATCTTGGGGAGGTGGTAAGTCTCGTAGGCGATGTAGCCGAAGACGAGGAGGAACCCCAGGGTGCCCCCTACGAGAATGGCCTTTAACGTCCGCCTCATGCCGGGACGGAGATGCTTTCGCAAACTCCCCCCTTACCACACACAGTGGCCGTGCCAGAGGTTCCACGCCGCACCCGATACTGGTACGGGTTTCCAGGCACTACCTCTCCAGGGCCTGTCCAGGTTGGCAGCCCCACCGAGATCAGCTCGCAGCTCCCACGGTTCGGATCGGTTTCCGGGCGGACTGGACACCTAGGTCCTGGGAAGCCGAAGGCGTTGCAGTAGGCGGTGTCCTTCACGAAGGGGGTGGAGTCAATCACGGTCCAGTTAGGCCCTTGATTGTGGATCTTCACTACCCAGGACTCAAGGTCCGGGGGCTGAGGATCCGGGCAGGCGGAAGCGGAACTTCCGCTGTAGGTCCAGGTGAACTTCGGATTCTGAGCTGGGTCTGCACTCCAGCAACCAGAGGCAAAGGTCACTGCGTGGTACTCTTCCCATCTGCCGTCGGAGCGCTTTATGAACACCGAATCGGTCATCCGGCCTGCACAGAAGCCATCTGCCCGGAGTTGCTGGCCAAGAAGGTCCAGAGTGGCAAGGCTTCCGGAGTGGTCTGCTCCACACCGCTCTCCTACCTTCGCCTTAGCGGCATTTACCGCGGCCCGCATTTCCCCACCACCAGGGGTTGGTGGCTCCACCCACTTGGAGTCATCCTCAGCGGGTGGAAAGCAACCCACCGGAGCGCTCCCATCCACTACGTCTCTGAAGAGTTCCAGCGTGCGAACCATCTTCTCCGTGTTCTGCTCGGCTCGCCAGTAGGCGTAGGAAAGACCCGCGTCTCTGGCTAGCTTGAAGTTGGAAGCTTCCTGCTCAGGAGAAAACTCCGGGTTGCGCTCGTTGTTTAGGGTCCACCTACCAGCTAGCGGGGAGGTAAGGGCTTCCCTGGCGTGCGTTGCCACGTAGTCTCCCACATCCTGGAAGTCCGAGTTGGTGCCAATGAGATGAACATGCTTCGAGGGGTCCTTGCTTTCCTCATCCCGGATCACGTCTCGGACCCACTCAAACCAAGCACGCTTAGCTTGGGAAATCTCCGAACCTTCGTTGTCGATCAGCCAGATCACGTTACCGTACTTGGTGAAAGCTCTGACGTTCTGGCGGATGAAGGCTTCCACTTCAGCGTTCGGGGTTCTCCCGCAAGAGTCTATCGCCGCTTGCGTCCAGGGGATCTGCTGGTCTCCCCACTGGGCTCGCTTGCAGTACCAGGTGTCTACGACGTTTACCTCTACCCACCAGGACTTCTGGGCGGCGTAGTTGATAAAGCCTTCTACCTTGGTGTAGAAGGCCAGGTTGAAGCTGCTCCCCGGTCCCCCGGAGTAGGCTCCGCCAATCCCAGTCCAGGCGCTCTCATGCTCCGCATCCCCGTAGAACGGTCCCAGGCGCATGTGGAAAGCATTAAACCTGTACCCCGCGAAGTACTCCATCGCTTCGTCACCGATGAGGGGCCAGTAGTGGTTCTCCACTCCTGGAAGGTCGTTGTTCCAGCCATCCGGCTGATTTGCGTCTTCAAACCCGCAACACTGAACCGCTTGCCGGAAGTCCACCGCTTCTCCAGCTAAGTTGGTTAACTTCGCATCTACGGCGCGAAGCAGCATGTCCGTGCGGATGGCGGTTGGTGTGGGGGTGGGTGTGGGTGTGGGGGTGGGCCCGGGGCCCGGTCCGGGGCCTGGACAACTCGCACCGAGTGTGACGAAAGCCACAGCTAGGGCAGCGAGAAAATTTCGGAAGGCCTTCATGTGTGGGGGTTCTCCTTTTAAACAGGCAACTTTGGCGCTGCCCAGAGGAGAAGTGTAGCAGGGTAGGTGGCGGTTTTCAAGGGTTTTACCGCCAAACCCAGCGCTGGGGCCGTCCCTCCTTGAAAAGAAAAGCCCCAAGTGTCAGGGGCGGTTTTTCAGGAGATGCCGCCAAACTCCAGCTTTTGTGGGGGAAGCCTAACCCCTAGGGGGTACTTAAAGGCAGGGCCTAGGTTGCCTCCGTTTCGCCCCTAAACGCTTAGCCTCGGAAGGGGAAGAACTCCTCTACCCGATGCTTGGCCTGAACCTTACCGTTCCACAGAACCGCGGTGAGCCGCTCCTTCTGCTTCCCGGGGGCGAGGCTTACTACCTCATCCTCGGTGAGGGTGGCATGGAAAGTGGCGGAACCGTTCGCGCCACTCCGGAAATCCCCCGTGTAGGCCTTCTCCGGGAGGTACTTCCCATCCGGCTGCTTAGGCGTCCGGTTGGTCCAGCCAACCTTCACCTGAACAGGGAGAGCGGCGCTCTCGGAGAGGGCCTCTTGGACAACCTGCGGGGAGACGTTCCCTTCCAGCTGGATTCCAGCAGCCCTCAGGTACTTCGCGATCTCAGAGGTCTCCCCCTGACGGTTCTTCTGCTTCCGGGTGAAGGAGAAGATGTACTTAACCAGAGGACGCGAGAGGTAGATGGTGTTCCCCTCCTCGTTCACCAGCTGGGACATCTCCACCCGAGCCATGATGAAAGGGCCATTCTTTCCAACCCTACGCTCAGGGGTAACTACCCTGCTAGGGGAGGTGTAAAACCCGGGGTTGAGCAGCTCGTAGTCGGTGTAGTCCGGGGTCTCGATCTGGATGGTCTCAACGGCTTCGTCGGATCCGGCAAGGTCTGCGGGCATAGTAGCCATAAGTTTTTTGTTCCTCAAAGGTTTAATGGAGAGTTGGTTTCTTTTTCTCGGCACTAACATACTGGGGCCTCTCCTCAGTTTCCCCAGCTGTGCCGTAGTACAAGCTTAGCAGAGCGGCAAAGGATTGCAAGAGCTTTTCGCCAGCCCCGTCGGTGAAGGCGAGGGCGTGGACGGGCTTTCCCTCCTTCTTGAAGACCAGCATAGGTGAGTCGCCAAACTGCGGGGCGGTCCCCACCTCGAACATCTCCGGGTCCTTAATCAACCCCACCTCTACTGGGAGGGCCTCTTCCTGGTTCTTCGGATCTTCAGGTTCGCTCACTTTGGGTACTCCATGAGAAGCTGACGGTTGTCGATGAAACTCTGCCAGGGCTCAGCTGCAGCACTCCGCTGCATGCTGCAATACTTACACCAAAGATTCATCCTACCATCTGCCATTCGAATAGCTACCAGAAACCAACGATGACTGTCTGTCATCTTGTCCCAGTTAGCACAAACGCCCTTCCAATCTTCATCCTGAAGCTCCCGAGTGTAGGTCACTTAAGCATCTCCTCGCCCGCCTTCGCCTTAGCCTCTTCCACCAGGGTGAGCAGCTTCTCCATGGTGTTGCCGGTGGGCGGGAAGTCAAGCATGGGCGGCAGGCCACCAAGGAGTGGGGCGGAAGTCTTGGCTCGGAAGAGGAAGAGCTTGTTGTCCGGAGGGTAATGCGGGGCCAGGAAGAGCTTGCGCTCTACCACTTCCTGCCCATTCGCGTCCTTCACCACTAGCCCGTTCTTGGTTTGCGCCACCCCATCCAGATGAATCACGTCCGTGAACCACGGGATACAAGTTGTAGTGAGGGCTTGCCCTGGACCCTTCGGACCAAATATCTGCTTTCCGTCTTCTTCCCCACGATTCTCCAGTGCTGTCCAGAGGACTCGGGAGACGGGGATGGTCCGGGTGTTGGCAACGAACTGTCCGAGGTAGGCTTGGGCGTCTCCGTAGTGTTGCTGCCCAGGAGCAGAGACTTTAAAAACCGTTCCATCTCCTGCCTTGTCATCTATGGTGCGGCCTCCCTCGGGGTTGATGGTGCGGAGCCGGCGGAGAAGGGCTTCACCGAAGCTGGTAAAGCCCTCGAACACCACCGCACCGACGGCATCGAACCCATTTGCGTACGTAGTTCGTGTCTTGCAGAAAGTCCCAGCAGCCAGTGACGCGCCACAACTCACGCATTTCGGTGGTAAAGCAAAACCTTTCGCACCCACATCCTTGTGGCAACTCGGGCACTCTTTCCATTTCGTGAAGGGGGAGATCAGAGGAGAGTTCGGCTCGCTCGGATCTTCCGGCCACCAGCCCTTGGTCGCCAGGTCCAGGGTCAGAAACAGACTCTTCTCGTCCCACTGATCTAGGTCCCATACCTCTGAGATCCCCTTCGCTATCAGCCCACCGTGGGCGGTTCGGGTTCCCCCTCCGTCCATGTTCACCACCCGGGTTTTCTTCCCGGTGGTCTTGTAAATGTATGCAGCTAGCTGGGCACCTAGGGTGGACTTCCCCATGCCGCCAGCGGCGTAGACCAGGGTTACGCTGTCCGGAGTTACTATCGCCACTTACTCTCCTTCTCCTGTCCAAGAACGGATAGCCCTGAAGACCAGGGTTTCCAAAGTCATCCGCAGTGAACCAACATGGGTTCCATCTTCTATGCGCTTTTGAGTTTCGTCAAGGAGTTTCGAGATTTCAGGTGAGTAGATGATCTCGTCTTCTAATGTGGTTTCCCCGGATGGGGTCATCATTGAGTGTTGGTCCTTTCTACTTTTCTGGCTGGGGACCAGGGAATCGAACCCTGCTCCGGAGGGTCAAAGCCTCCCGGCTCGCCTTGAGCCTAATCCCCAGTGGATGGAGAGCGGGGAGGGATTTGAACCCTCGATACATGGGTTGCAGCCATGGGGCTTAGCCTCTTGCCTACCCGCTCTTACTTGTTAAGGTTGCGTACAGTCCAGTCCGCCGCGTGGGTGGCGCACCAGCTCTCCGGCTTGATGAGGGCTTTAAAGCCCTGGCCAACTACCAAGCCGACTAACTCCTGCACATACTTACTACTCATATACTTCTCTGAGGGGTTCGCATCTACGTGGATCGTCAAATCCCCGTTACACTCCCCCGCCACTGCCATCCCCAATTCAACGCTTTTCCACACCTCACGCAGCAAGCGTTCTCGTAGAGAGCTAATACGGGGAACAATCTCCCTCGTGTAGGCGGCTCTTCCTCCCTTAGGTGGGTTGAGCACAGCAACCACTGTAACGAATTGGGTGTACCGTCCGGTCTGAAGGGAGTCGGTACCAATGTGGACCTCCTGTCCATCTGCGGATGCCTTCTTTATGAACTCAGCTATGTCGGGGATCTGCTCCCCGCTTAGAGTTTTCCATTTCATCTAACTCGTCCACCGCCCCTGCTCGTCCCTAACCTCTATCTTAAGGTTTTTAGGCTGCATTGCTTCCTCTGTCGCTCGCTCGGCTTCAGCCACCAAGCCGCACCTGCGAGCTACCTCCATTTTGTGCCATGCCTTAAAGGTCGGAGTCTCTACCAGTTTCTTGAACGCTGCTTCCCTGTTCTTCGCCTGATCCCGTCCATCTCGGTGTTCTGCCCGAGCCCCAGAAGCACGATGAATTATCCGCACTCCATTTTGCTTGGCGTTTCGGTGCTGTCCACCGTTACCTCCAGTACAAAAGGTCTGAATATCGAAGTCCTTAGCGGTAAGACTGAAGAGAAGTTTCTTTTCCATGTTTTTGGCGGAAGGCCAAGGAATCGAACCCTGTAGGGGGGATCTCCCCCACCCTAGTTTTCAAGACTAGTTCCTAACCATTCGGGTGCCTTCCAGAAATGTGGTAGCCCTACAGGGAGTCGAACCCCGATCTAGGCCTTAGGAGGGCCTCGCCTTTTCCATTAGACGATAGGGCCGTATGTTTTCTTACGGTGACAATTCGCGCAACGGACTTCGCACTTAGCCATCTCAGCTTGAACCGCTTTCCAAGAATAGCCGGAGCGCATCATCACAGAGACATTCTTGAACTTAGTGCCGCGGACGTGATCGAAGCCAAGACACCTAAAATCGGCTTCCCCGCAGTCAATACACGGGTGTTCTTGAAAATACGCGCGTAGCTTGGCTTTTTTCTGTTGGCGGTGTCGTCGTTGAAGTTCCCTAAGCAATTGTTTGTTTTTGGTGGGCATTGGCGGAGAGCGCGGGAGTCGAACCCACTGAGGCTATGCCTGTGGCAGTTTAGCAAACTGCTTCCTGACCGTTCGGATGCTCTCCAAAAGTGGTGACCCCGGGGCGACTCGAACACCCAGCATCCACTTTAGAAGAGTGGCGTTCTTTCCATTGAACTACGGGGCCGAAAGGTTTTGGTGGGAGCACTTGGACTCGAACCAAGTTCTAGGGCTAATCTGGCCAAGCGGGTATAAGCCGCCTTGAGAAACCTTCCTCCCTACTCCCTTTGTGCTGAGGACAATCTGACGTCGAGGACTCGAACCTGGTAGGGGAGATGGGATTCGAACCCACGTTAGCCAGCTTGAAAGGCTGGTGTCCTTGACCGCTAGACGACTCCCCCGTTGGAGCCGGGACAGGGTAACGCTCCCTGCGGGAAGGTTTACAAAACCCTCCTTAGCCTTGCTCTCCCGGCGTTTGGCGGACCCACGAGGACTCGAACCCCGAATGACGCGTTCGAAGCGCGTAGTGATTTCCATTTCACCATAGGTCCGGAGTGTTCTGGAGCTAGCTACGGGGATCGAACCCGTTCCTCTCGCTTACGAAGCGAGCGTCTTACCTTCAAGACCTTGCTAGCGGAAGTGGTACGAGCGGTAGGAGTTGAACCCACGTTTGACCCTAATCAGGGGCCAGTCTTTCCATTAGACGACGCTCGCATTGGTGGGACCGGAGAGGCTTGAACTCTCATCACTCGGCTTAAAAGGCCGCTACTCTACCCATTGAGCTACAGTCCCAAGAGAAAAGTCTAACTTAGTTTTTTCGTTATGGCAACTTTCACACAACAACTGGCACTTCTTAACCTCCGCCCAAAACTTAAGTTCGCTAGCAGAAGAAAACTTAGCAATGGTTTTAATTTTAGTGGTCGGGTCAATGTGATCAAATTCCAGAGCTTCTACGGTCCCACAGTTGACACACTTACCACCAAGAAAAGCTACTGCAATCTCTCGACGAAGCTTCCATCTCCGCTTCATATAGAGATTCATTTGTTTCTTGTAGTCTTTGTAGGGCATTGGCTCAGGAGGCAGGACTCGAACCTGCACCGGGACAAGTTAACAGCTTGTTGCCCTACCATTGGGCGACTCCTGAATATACCCGACCTCTGCATGACAATTAGCGCAGAGCAAGTCACACTTCTGTATCTCCTCAACTAGGAGACTAAAACGTCTTGTATGCCCTTTACGGCTTATGGCAAATGCTTTCGTGCTGGGGTCTCTATGGTGAAATTGCAGAGCAGCTAAACAGCGGCTATAGCCACAACGCTGACACTTTCCCCCAGCCAAAGCTACCAATTTGGCCTTTGTTCTGCGCCGCCACTCCGCAACCTTCTTAGCATTTCGTGTCATGTTTGGTGCAGAGACGTGGGATCGAACCACGTTGGCGGGCTTTTCAGACCCGTGCTATGACCACACTAGCTCTCTCTGCTTTGGCTGGGTTGCAAGGATTTGAACCTTGATTCTCGCGGTCAGAGCGCGATGTCTTGCCGTTGGACGACAACCCAATTTTACGCCTAACTTCACCACGAAGACGATGACAGTTAGAACAGACTAACTCGCACTTCATGGTTATGGGGTAAGCGACGGGATTCGAACCCGCTCTGGCAGGGCCACAACCTGCTAGGCTTCCATTACCTCACGCTCACCAAAGATGGTGGACCACCAAGGATTCGAACCTTGAATAACTGGGTGTAAACCAGGTGTGATAACCGTTTCACTAGCGGTCCAAAATAACCCGGACGGGCAGAGGGCTCCCACCCTCCGTGGAGTCCCGTACGAGGGAGAGGCCCCATGCACAGAGCTTTCTCCTAGTTGGTAGCGGAGGGAGGATTCGAACCTCAACACCCTGTAGGTTATGAGCCTAAGGTAACCCCTGGTTTCCCCGCATCAAATGGTGGATCCCCGGGGAGTCGAACCCCGTCTTACTGGGTGCAAACCAGTCGTATTCCCGTCCTACTCGGAACCCGAAAGTGGTAGGGACACCGGGGCTCGAACCCGGACTGTTTGGCTGAGAACCAAGTGGCCTACCTTTAGCCTATGTCCCCGAAGGGTGGTGGGGGACCAGGGATTTGAACCCTGACCACTAGCGCCCAAAGCTAGTGTGCGGCCAAGTAACACTTGTCCCCCGAAAACCAGCAGAGTGACTTACTTTAGTCCATCAGGATTACTAGGGTTCCCACCTGGGGCTAGGTGCAGCTCGTCGGCTACACCCCCAAACCGTTCTTCCTTTGCTGGATTCGTCCAGCATCTCTCTGCCTAACTGTACAGCTTGGCGGACCAGAAGGGAGTCGAACCCTCTTCAACACGCTGACAACGTGCCTGCCATGACCGACAGCATCCTGATCCAGTGGTACCACCCGGGGGAGTCGAACCCCCAAAACCATGGTTCTAAGCCATGTACGTATGCCAGTTCCGTCAGGGTGGTGTAGATGGTGGGGGTGCAGGGAGTCGAACCCTGAATCGGCTGGTTTTGAGCCAGCTGCGTTGAGAGGGGTTTAAGCCCTCCGCGTTTGCCAGTTTCGCCACACCCCCATAAAGCGCATTTTTTAACGTGGTGCGCTACCACGAGTGGTTTAGACCCACCAACTCCGTCGCGCTTGGGTGGTACCAGGGGAGGGACTCGAACCCTCACTGTATAGGCTCTCGACCTATTGCCTCTGCCAATTGGGCTACCCGGGTGTAGAAGCAGGGCTCTATTTACGGGTTCTTTGACATCCAACCCTACCCTGCTTTCTGGAGCCGCACAACGGTAACGCTCCGTTTCCCAGTCCTTACCAAGGACTTATTCTACTTTTAAACTAGTGCGGCGATTATGCGTCCGTACACGATGACAGTTTGCACAAACCAAATCACACTTGACCAGCTCGCTTTGTATGTCTTCGTATGATTTTCCCGCGGCAATAGCGCGACTTATAAGGAACCGTTTCTCACCCCGCGCGTGGTCCCAGTCCAAAACGTATGCTGGGTATATGATCTCACAGTCCACACAGGGTTTTCCCTCTTTTAGACCAGCTAGCCATCCACGCTTCCGCTTTTTCCAGCGATCAGCCTTAGCAATATACTTTGCCTTGTTAGCAGCATAATGCCTTTTCTGATACGCATTTGTATAAGCTCTACTGTTTGTGCTCATTGGTCCCCCCACGAGGAGTCGAACCTCGATCTCACTGGTTAAGAGCCAGGATTCTTGCCATTTGAACTATGGAGGGGTTGGAGCGGATCACGGGAGTCGAACCCGTACTATTAGTTTGGAAGACTGATGTGCTGCCGTTGAACACTAGATCCGCGAAATGGTGGGGAGGGGTGGATTCGAACCACCACGGGACTAAGCCCGGCTGCGGTTTTACAGACCGGCACGTTGAACCATTCCGTCACCTCCCCATGAAACGGGGGACCTAAAGGTTCCCCGTTTAAAGGACCAACACTCTACAAAACCGGGGAGGAATGAAAGGCATTGCACCTTTTCCTTGCCCCCAGTTTCTGCCAGCCCTTACTTGGGAGGGACAAAAAGTCCCTGGCCCGTTAGGCTCCAGGTGGAACGTCTCAAAGGGCTAAAGCCCCGTTGAAATGGCGGGAGAGCAAGGATTCGAACCCTGATCACTCGGGTTGGAGCCGAGTATTCTTGCCGTTGAACTACTCTCCCAGGGGATACGGGCAGTGCCCGTATCCATAACATCTAAGATAGGATGGGTTTAGGGTTTTGTCAAGTGGTTATTTTACCGCCTCCACCTGTGCTGGCTGGGGTTGGGGCTTGGCGTTTGCTGCCCTGATTCCATACACTAGGGCCCACCCGAACAAGAAGACTACCCCTAAGGCAAGGCCGGCTGACGGATCGTCGAAAAGTTTTTCCCCCAACCACATCAGAGTAAAGACCAAAAGGATGAACCCAAACAGTAGTACTACTGCGATCAGCGCGCTACTTACTACTAGTTCCATCTCTCTCCTCCGCCTCATCTCTCGGGGACTTCTTCCTGGGCCGCAGCATTCCATCGGCTAGCAAGCTTTCAGGTGTGGCCTTAAGGGTGCAGAGCGGGGAGAAGGGGCACCGTCCGCATGTGTCTTCCCCCCAGTTCTGCCAGAAGAAGTCGAGCTTGTCCTGTGCGGAGCCTTCGCTCAGCACATGGTCTACGTCACTCTCGTAACCCACCACCTGCCGGAGCCAGCTCTCCACCACCTCATCCTGCCTGATCTGGGGAGCTGACTCCACGAAGTGCTTCCTTAGGTACTCCTCAGGAAGCCAGTTGATCCAAGCTGCTATGCCATCCCCGAAGGGGAAACGCTCTTGCCAAGCGGGGAAGCGGGTAGCCTTCCCAGATGTTTCGGTAGCGTAGCTAAGCTGTCCAGTAGGAGAAGTAGACTTGTATCCGTAGATGAGGCGAGAGGTAGTATTCCCCTGATAAATCGGGCCTTTGTACACTCCCAGGTAAATGCATCCCCGTACTGGCTCTCCAAGCTTCGCCTCTGCGGCGAGACTCTCCGTCCAACTCTGGATGTCATAGAACCACTTTCTATTCCAGTTCTTAACGTCCCCAGCGGTCTTCCAGTTGAGGACCCAGAGGGTGCCATCGCTCCTCTCTCGAAGAATGGCATCTGCTCTGGAGTACAACTGGACATTTGAGGTGAGCGGGGTGACGAGTTCCTCTTCAATGGAGACTACTTCGTAGCGTTCGGAAAAAGCTGGGCCAGCAGCACGTTCCCAAGCCAGGGATAGAGCCAGTAGGAGGTTCTGTTCAGCATCTCCAAGGTTCTCGGCTCTAGCGTAGTCCAGAGCTGGCCTGACACTTTCAATCGCGGATTCTCCGCGAAGCAGGCCCTCTGCTGCGATATGCCAAGCGCTTCCAAGTGCGAGATAACTTGGGTTGCTTGTTGGTTCGAGTCCAAGCACACCATCAGGACCGTAAGGTCCTGAGAGGTACCTCCAGTAGCCAGCCCTTGGACATGTTCGGAAAGCTTCATGGCTTCCCCTTGAGATGTAGCGCAAGTTCCTCCTCTAGGTCTCGGATTTGGGAGGTCAAGAATATCACTCTTTGCTCGATGCTGTCTCTCTCTGCCTTGAGATCGGAAAGCAGCTCCCTCTTTTCCTCGAACTCTTCCTTCTTCAACCCTTCCTCCCTCGGTGCAAAACTACGGCTAGCCCAAACAACGGGTTCGTGTGTCGTAAGGATGTAAACCCCTCCAGGGTTAGACGCCATCCGGTAAGGGCGCTCAAAGCGGTCGGCCAGAAGGCTATCTCGAACCATAGGTTTAGGGTTGTGAGCCGGAAGTAGCTAGTCTTCCTGCTTAGGAGTAAGGCTAGCAGCATAGAGGGAGAGGCGCTGGCCTGGGGAAAGCTCCCCGAGGTCCTTCCCTTCCAGCCAAACGTGGTAAGCGTTCCAGAGGCTCTCCGCTCTCTGGGCTGCGGGGTCCCTCTCTGCGGGTACCCAGCCTAGCTTCTCCCTCCTCTGCTCGGTCAACTCATCGCTTAGCTCGATCCCTAGGTATACCAGGTCATGCAGCTGCTCGGTTTCCTGCTCCCAGGACAGCTTCCCTTCATTCGGATCTTCGACCTTAAGCTCCCTAACCATCTAGTTGCTCTCCTTCTTGTGCACTGCAACACCCATCTCTACGCCCAGGTAGAGCAAAACCCCTGTCTCCTTGTCTCTAACAACGTATAGAGCGCGTCCCCCAAGTTCCGCCTTGGCCTCTACCACGAAGCGATTACCTAGAGACTCGGAAGGCGGGGCGGCATAGTCCACCCCACGATCACACCCCACGAGTAGCAAGCCAGCTAACACTAAACCCAGAAACTTCACCACTTCTTCTCCACTACCTTGTCTACGATCCAGAGGAACAGGAAGGCACCCAGGAGGTAAAAGGTCAGCTCCATTACCCCTTAAACACCTTTCGCAAGAGGAAGATGACCATGAAAAGGCCTATGAACCAGCTCAGAACAGCGCCAGCAACAATGCTCAATATCATTTAGTCCACCACCTTCCGGAGTTCCTTCGCCCTTTCCTTAGCCCTAGCACTCAGCCGCTCAAGTGCCTCATCCAGCCGCTTGAAAGTCTTCGCCGCGGCCTTGACCTGTGCCAGCTCCAGGACCTTCTTCCACCTCGCATCATCCTCCAGGAGCGTCCTGTCCAGCTTGTTGATGAAGTCGTCAACCCCGGAGAGGTCCAGCTTCTTGGGTGGCTGGGCTACCGGCTTGGCCTCCTTCTTCAGGTCTAGGGCTTCCGCCGCCTTCCTGCTGGCCTCCGCGAAGCTCTCACTCTCCTTGTGGAACTGGACCACCGTAGCGACAGCCTGCTTAGCTGCGGCTACCTTAGCTCTCGCTGCCTGCTGGCTCACCTCCACCAGCTTCTCTTCCACCCGCTTGACGGTGTTCTTGTCGCCCTCCTTCTGCGCCCTCTTCACCCGCTCAAGCAGGGCGTCCTGATGGATCTCGTGCTTCTTCTCCTCCGCCTCCATCGCACGCTTGGTGAGGGTGATTAGCTCCCTAGCTTGGGTGGCCCCAAGACCCTTGAGTTGGTTACGCTTAAGGGCTCCCAGTTCGATGAGTTCGAGGGCGGAGAGGGCGGTTAGGACGCGAACAGAAGCAGACTCGCCATCTCTAGCTGATTCTCTTAGCCAGCCCAAGTACTTAGCCACCCCGTCTGCTGTGTATGCTCGTACATCTCCATCGAGATGTACGGCCCTCTCTACGAAAGATGGAGCCAACTTCACACGATCCATACGGAGTCCGCGCTGAGCGTCTTGTTTTTCTGGCTTCTCCAGCTTCACCAGCCCAGCCCCATAAGCCTTCACCACCGCCTCAACAGCGTTCATCACCCCAAGGGCGAAGTCGTGGCCGTACTCCTCGGAGTTTTCCGATGCCATGAACTGGAGCATCTGGTCATCGGAAAGGTCAGCTACCACTACCGGGATCTCCTTGATCCCCAACCTTCTCGCCGCCTCCACCCGGTGGTGGCCGAAGGCAAGCTGGAAGCGCCCGCCCAGCGGGCGCACGTGTGCTCCCGCCCAGACCCCGTTCCTCCTGAAGCTGTCCTGCAACTCCCCCAACTTCTTCTCATCAAAGCCATACACTTCCTCTACACTCTTCCAGGTGGCGGGAGGGTTTCCCCCGCTTCCATCTCTGAAAGGGTTCGGATCAATCAGGGCAAGTTTCACGTTCCTGAGTTCGGTCATCTAGCTATGATCCTCTTTCGTTTCAATGTAATTCCACATCATTCTATCTTCGTCTTCATACTCATCGTAATCTAGTGGTTGGGGCTCTTCAACAGCTTCCCCTTCATCTGCTAGACGTTGTTCGAGTTGAGCCACCTCACTGGTTAATTCGGCGCATTCTCGATTTAGGTTGAAATTCTCGGCCTCTAACTCAGCATTACGCTGAGTTAACTCGCGTACCCGTAAATGTAAAGCTAGCTCTAATTCGGGGGTCAAAAGGCCTCCTTGAAATCCAGTCGAACTGGATGTATAGTACCCCTCTGAACAGGAGGAGTCAACTGAGTACGACAACTAAAACCACGGTGAAGCAAACTAAAAAGAGAGTGCTCCATCTCCTTTGCGGAATGTGTGGGTATGGGTGGTACCCCAAGTTGGGTGGGATCCCCAAGGCCTGCCCGGGCTGTTCCCGGGAGATCTCGCGTGAGTAGAGAAACACGCTGCCTCGTTTCCTGGACAGAGTTCCAGAAGAAGGAGTTCGAGGAAACTGCATGGCTGGTAGAGCCCTACATCGCTCGGGCTGGGATCACTTTCCTATGGGGCGAGACTTCGACGGGGAAAAGTCCCCTTGGATGGCACCTAGCAAGCGCTGTCGGCAGGGGAGATAACTTCTTCGGCCTCCCCGCCTTCCCGGGCCGCGTGCTCTACTTGGAGGTGGACACTCCACAAAGGCTGGTGCACAAGAGACTGAAGTCTCTCACCCCAGCTCCCAATGTGGACTTCCTTTTCCTCCCACCGCTCTCCGCTCCTGGAGTCTCGCAAGCAGATCAACTTCTGCTGGATGAAGCGGCGCGAAACGAGTACGACTTGGTGGTGGTGAACACTCTTCGGAAAGTTCACGCTTTAAATGACAAAGAGCCACAAACCGTAGCGGAAGTATACAGTTACTTCCAGCACCAGTTCCCTGGAGCCGCGCTACTTTTTGTCCACCACACTAAGAAAACCCAGGTGGATGCTAACGGCAACACAACCCGGATGAAGGAGAACTTCTCCGGGGCTATGAACTGGCTGAATGATGCCCAAATAGGTCTTAGCCTAAGCCGGCATGAGAGTGAATTGGAGGGGATCAACATCCGGCTGGCCATGGAGAAGAGTCAGGTCTCCCAGCTTTACGGCCCACTGGGACTCTTCCTCGACCCTGACAACGGGGTGGACCTCGGCTGCCCACGCTTCGACCAGCTCCTCATCGCTTACGAGCTAAGGCACTCCACCGATCTCCAAGGGAATGCCTTTGACAAGGAGTTAGCCAGGGTGTTGAAGAAGTCCGAGTCTACCGCTTACCGGCTCCGGCAGCTGATTGAGCGGGGACTTTTCCCCGGGGTTGAGTGGCTCGGGCGGAAGGATCTGGGAACAGAAAATTCCCCCGTTTAAACACCCAACTTCTATGCAGAGTAGGCCTTTAGGTACTCCTGTGCCTTCGCTAGAACCCACACAGAATCATAGAACATGCCTAGACCTGCGTTGCACTGGGGGCAAAGGTGACCTCTAGCACACTTTTTGCACCACCCTTTCTTCGGGTGGCAGCCCAACTCGTGGGAGTGATCTTGAACCAGCCGAGTGACCTTTCCACAAATGGCGCACTTGTCTTTGGACCTTGGTGGAATGGTTTTTCGTTCTGTCTTCCAGTACGCCTTCCCATATCTCGCTTGCGCTTCACAGTGCCCACAGAGTCCACGCACCTTCGAACGAAGTTTCTTGACCTTCCCACATTCGCGGCACGCAGCTACAAAAGATCCGTAGTAGTTCTTTTTCTTCATGTAGGAAGAATAGCATTCTTCAGGTTGAGGAATCAAACCCAGCTGAAGACGCTAACCTGCAGTATCTTCAAGGGTTATATGGGACTTTTTTCCTTTTTCACCACCTATAAAGAATATAGGGTATCCCCTGAAGAAGAAGCTCTCTCCTTTCCTGACTTCTTGCTTACTGCTCCTAGCAGCCCCCCGGGGGCTTTAGGCCCCCGGGGACGGACGGCTGCTTTAGGTCGCTTTCCTCCTTCACCCCACCTTCCTCCGCCGGATGCGGTACATCACCCAACCACGGTCTCCACTGTAGAGTTCCCATCGCTTACCGCAGAAGGGATTTATGTGCCACACCTTCTTCCCTCCCTTACTCTCATAAGTTGCTACAGGAGGAAGAGATTCCCCGTAATGTTTCTCACAAGCTTTCTGCGCCGCAGTCAGGGAAGTGAAGAGACCGAGGGAATCCTCGGTGGTGTACTCCCTCCCCATCCCGTCCGAAGCGTGTGTCATGTCTTCCGCGATGGCTTCGTAGACTTTCACATATCCCCCTTCACCCCATCCCCGTGCGCGTCAGTGGGCACAAACTTCTCCTTAGCCGTCAGTTCCACCAGCTGCTCGAAAGGGATAGGGCCGGAGCGTCCGAGTTCCGTGTCCACCCCACAGTCCCACCTTCCCTTGAGCTTCCTCTTCAGGGTCCCATGGGAATGCCCGTGCAGCATCAGCCCCCCGTCATGACTGCCCTTCCAGGTCTCCAGCGGGTAGTGGCAAAGCTCCGCTCTCTTCTTGTTCTCCTTAAAGGTGTAGAGCCTCTCCACCTTCTCCCATGGAAGGCGCAGAACCGCAGGGTTCTTCTCATCATGGTTTCCCACGATGAGGGACTTGTTACCTTTCAGGGCGTAAAAGAGAGTCCAGAGGTCTTCCCCCCCTGAATGGTGAAAACCGAAGTCCCCCAGCACCCACACCATATCCCCATCCCGGGTCACCCTGGAATTCCAAAGCTTCACCAGCTCCTCATTCATCTGGGAGATGGTGTACCAGGGGCGGGTGGTGTACCCGAGGATGCCTAGATGGTTAAAGTGTGTATCCGCCCAGAAGTAGGTCGCCATTAAGCCATCCTGCAATTGTTGCAACCACAGGGTATCTCCCCAGGAAGGAGAACTATACGGCCTCTAGCCGGCGGAGCAGTGGTGGTTGTGTTTCTACGGTTAGGGGGAGGAGCAGGAGGAGCAGCAGCCTGCTCTGTAATCAGATCCGGCACTCTTGGGTCTATATATATAGACATAAACCCATTCGGGTCATGGGTGTAAATAAGTCCCCAATTACCTAGCCAATTGGACATGAAAAGCTTTCCTGTTGCAGTGGGGATCAGGCTAGTCTGATTCCACTCCTCTCTACGAGACTGCTCTGTAGGAAAGCGATCCACGAAACAAGCTGTACACAAAGCGGTGGTTCTGGCCCAAATATTATTCTCCCTACAGGCCGCACACCAACCACCATTTGGACCCTGCACCGCAAAACCAAGACGGTTTGTGACGTCCACACAGGTGTGTGGTCCGCCACACTGCTCGCAAGTACCATGTCTCACTAGAGTGCTCCCCTCTCAAGGATGTTCTGCACGTAAAGCTGCAAAGTACCCGAGTCCAGCCCGGGACAGGTGTTCACCTCGAAGACCACCGGCTCTTCCCCTGGGGTGAAACCGATGTCCACAGCCCCGAAGTCGAGCTGAAGGGCGTCTACCGCGCTACGCGCGGAAGTGCGTAGCACTTCCGGTGCCCCGCCGGTGTAGGAGAGCCTCCAGCCGAGGGAGTGGCCGCGGAAGAGCGGGTTCGCCCCAGGCTTAGGCACCTTGATCCCCGAGCGTAGGAGCCGCAGGTTCCCCTTCTTGCTTCGGAAGAAGTGCAGCCGCCACTCCTCCTCTACCGGTGTGTATTCTGTCCAGAAGTCGGGGTCTACCTTTTGCCTAAAGTCTCGGCTCCTCTGGTGGAAGATGGTTCTCCCCAACCAATTGGGCTGGGGAGCTAGGGAAAACTTCGGAACCCTGACTCCATTCAACTCCAACCAGGTGAGTTGCGCCAGCTTGTCGGAGCGACTCTGGGAGTTCAGTACAGGGAAGGGCTGGATTACCCTCTTCCCGGTCCAGTTGACCTTAAGCGGGAAGGTTTCCACCCCCACTTCTCCCAGCTCTCTCCGGAGAGCCTCCTCCAACTCCCTTCCCGTGCTAGAGGGCTTCTCCATCAGAACTAGCATGTTTAAACCCTCCTCTCCTCTGCCTCCAGCTGGTTGTCATCCAGGTACTCCTCCATCTGCTGAGGTTTTCGGTACTTCTGCAGTGCTCTGCGGTTTTCCTGGTCTTCGACTATGGACAAGGAAACATACTCACACAACACACTGGACAGGTGAGCGTAGTATGCCAGGAGGTACGCTTCCCGGTTCTGCTTCCCATTGATCTTGAGAGCCGGCACATCAACCACCACCAGAGTGGTGGTTCCCTTCACCACCTTAAGTGGAGGAAGGGGGAGACCCTTGAACTCCAGCTCCTTGAGCTTTCCGTGCAGCCCCCGGGGAGGGATTGGAAAAGCGAGCGGGCCGTAGAGGTCCAGGACCGGGATGTACTCCCTCTCCGCGTCTTGCTTAAACTCCGGCAGCAACTTTCGCATTTTCCAGATCCTCCTTCATCTTCTCCATGAAGCCCTTGAACTCGTCCACGGTCCACTCGTCCTTGGGGAAGGTTGCAGGAGTGGGCTGATGGACAGGACCAAGGGTCCGAACCTCCGGCTTTTCCTCCTTCACCGGCTCGGGAGCCTGGGGAAGGTTCAGCTTCACAGCCCCACAAGCAGCCTCTTCCTTGTCGGAGTTGCTCCAGCCCCCACCGTAAACCACCACCCCGCCACGGTTGGTGTAGGAGGTCTCGATACTTTGCATGTAGCCCTCCTTCTTCACCCAGGAGGAGTAGTTCCAGAGCCTAATGTGATCCCTGACCCGGGAGTACTCCTTGGTGTGGAGGGTTGGTGGAGCTGCTTCAAACACCGCCACTCGGTTAGTCCCGACCAACCAGTTGAGAACCCCAGTTCCCTTCAAGTGGGTGATCCACGCCAGAGAGCGAGTGTCACTCCATGGTCCACCCGGCACCTCGACATTCGTCGAGAGGATCACCTGTAGCATGTGCTTCTCCCACTCAAGCACGGAGCCGTTGTGGAAGAGCACCGCAGGTGCGGTGCCGGAAAGGTCTACCTCCGCCTCCGCAGTGATCGGGAAGGGATGGGTAAGCTCCTTCATCTTCCCGCCCGAGCTGGTGGTCCTGAAGTGGATCACCACGGGGAGTTGGATCTTGTTGTCTCGGATGAACTCCTTCACTTCTTTCGCGGAGGCTAGTCCCTTTTGGTAGTGAAGTGTAGGAGTCTTCTCGGTAGAGAGCCAGGCGAGGCCGGCACCGTCATCATTTCTCGTAGCGCCTCTAGCCAGTTCCGAGTCCTCGGGGAGCATGCTAGTGCATGCGTAGATCACGCACATAGAGAGCCTTCCTTTCGAAGCTTCACATCCTGGTGGGCTTCCAGCCAGTTAGTAGTGAAGGTGAAGTAGGTTTCGGTAAAACGAAGAGCAATGGCAGCGTCACGGAAGGTGGGAAGACTTCTAAGCTCCACCGTCTTGTGCATCTTCCACGCGAAGTTGAGCCAACCCAGACGGCTGATGCTGTAGGACAGCGAAGACGCCGCAAACATGACCAGCGCGATCAGCGCCGTTGGCGAGAGCGTGGCGTCGCCGTACAGCGCCAGCATCCACGAG